TTATAATGCCTACGTCTTACGCGCTCTTTCTATTAGACACCCGATGCATGATAATTGGATGCTTAGAAAACTGACATACACATTGACAGTAAGTCCTGTACTTACGTTAGGGACTCCGGGACTTTCATTCAGTTATTACTATTATTTAAGTATAGGATCTGCGTGGGGTGGTTTCTATTCAACCTCAGTGGCTGCAGATTTAGCATATCAGACCGCCACGAACGGCCTTTGGGGGCCGGGACTCGGTACGGCGGCGTCGTACGTAGCTACTATTGGAGGGAATAGCACCACGGCGCATCCTGCGTATGGTCAAGACCGACAGATAACCGCGATGTCATATTATCCGGTGATGAAACTACCATGACCACAGTTACAGCGCAAGCATACGTCGATAGAGGTTACGCAGCGAACAGCGCCAACGGAAAAACGTTCGTAAGAGAGGACGGGTCATTCGCATTAAAAACCGGAACGATAGTGATTGACGAATGGGGTCAATTTGGATTAATTTATAAGGTCGGTATTTCCGCGATGGTTGTTCCTGACGTTAGTGCAGCGAAAGTAGCTCCGACTGTCGATGTAGGCAAAACACAAACCGTTGTTCCCGATATTGCACACTCAGCGGCTAAACCATCAGTAGACATAGGCGTTTCTCCGGTTTCTCCAAATATCTTAGCCCAGACATTACAACCTGCACTTGACATTGGTTCGATTCAAACAGTTGTCCCAGACGTCCGTTCGCAGACATCAGCCGCGCCGACAATAGGTATCGGGGTTACTCCGACGGTTCCGGATATCAGAGTGCAGAAAGTCTCACCAGCAGTAGACTTAGCGATCACGCAACAAACGGTTCCCGACGTCATTTCGCGAGCGATTCCACCAACTATAGCGTTAGCTATTATCCAACACCTCACGCCGGACATTAGTGCTCAAGCTATCCTCGCACCTACAATCCAAATAGGTATCTCTCAGAACGTAGTACCGGATATTGAACTTGTCACGCAACTTTCCTTAGCAGTCGTCCTTTATCCAATGTGGCTTGAGGGCTCAGCATTGGATCAATCAAATGTGGAAGGTTCATCGAGCGAAGAAAACGAAATGGATGGCTCGTCACTAGACCAGTCAAACTTAGATGGAGATTCACGATGATACGGCATCAGGATATTATCGACCCTCCTATCACCATAGGAGAACTCAAACAGATAGCAGGAACGATTTGGACCGACGATACCAAAACGACGATCGAGCCTGACCTGGAGGATGGCATCGTCCAATGGCGGTTGCGGGGTAGTTCTGGCGACGTTGTTACAAAGAGCAGCGCTGATGGCGCCATAACGATCAATGGCGCTGACGGAACCATCGTCATAACCGTGGTGGAGGATGATACTACAGGTCTATCCCCTGGAGAATATACCCATATCGCAGAATTTATTATTGGAGGGCATAAACGGGGGCTGTTCAAAGGCATCGCGATTCTTGAGGAGGCTTAGAGGGAAACCATGAGCGAAATAACGGTTCTCACGCGGGATAATCCCGACATCAATATGGATGAACAGTCTTCACCATTCATCCAAGTGATTGCCACAAATCCAGACGGCACACCGATGGACCTAACAGGTTCCGTAGTGACGTGGGTAGCAAGTCTCAACGGCGTTCAGCAAATCAAAAAAGATACCCTTACTATGCAGGCAATGTTGGACACAGCGCCGTCAACGACGGTCGCCGATGCAGTAACGCTTCCGTCAAGTGTGCTCACAGTGGCCCAAGTCAGCGGCTTCTCGCCACGACCCAACGATGGCTGGCCGACGAAGGACTTTGCCGCAGGTGATATCGTCAACATCGTTGATGGCGAAATGATGGAAGTCAATACGATCGCTGATGTTGGTCCTGGCCTGACACTTACGATGGTCAATCCGTTAGCAAACGCCTACACTACATCAGCTACGGTGACGAAGATCATCACTATGTTCATGTTTGATCTTCTACCAGGCGACACGATCCTTCCTGCTACGAAGAGTTACGGAACGCCAATAATCTATCAGCACATGGCTCAGGCGGTTTATCCCGGCGTTATGAGTCCTGAAAATATACGGGCGATCGCGGCCACATTTGTCCCGATCAAGGGTAGGATGTTCATTAGTCCAATTCTTGATATGAGCTAATTAAATAAGTATAAATCACGAAAGAACGATACGGAGAGAGAGATAATGGCATTAGGCGAAGTTTATGTCGAAGACGAGCTTTGTATTGCTGATTTAGAACGCCTTGCCGTTACCGCACCCGCAATGGCCGCTGCCGGAGTAAATATCGTTCTTGAAGAAGCTGTGGCAAAGGCCGAGGAAGACGTGAAAGTTGACACCGGCGAGACGAAAGGTTCAATCGGGATGACGCCTGCAACTCCTTCAGAAGTATTCGACGCTGACGTTCACGCCGATGCGCCCTATGCTTCAGTCGTAGAGTGGAATACTGTGCCGCACCGGCCCCCATATCGAGCGTTGCTTGACTGGACTTCAAGACACCCAAGTAATATGGGCTTCACCAACGCGCAATTTGCGTACCTTATTGCTAACAAGATCGAACAAGAAGGAACGAAAGGTAAACCGTTTTTGGCATACCTAGCCGATGAATGGCTTCCTGAGCAACTTGAGATACAAATCACACTTGCATTTGAAGCGTGGGCGTTATTGTGACACTTAATTCTGCAGCATACGCATTGCAGGCGGCCATTTACGCTCGCGTTCATGAGGCGCTTCCCACGTGGGTTATCTCTGAGAAGCCTCAAAAGAACCAGAAGCCGCCGTACATCGAACTATTTGACGTTCAAATTATTTCGACGATCCCGACGAAGACTACGATAGTTGAGAAACTAAGGGTGACGATTAATGTTTTTGATGAAAGCGAAAATTCAGATACAGTTAAGGAGTGCATCGATGACATTAGAGCGGCGATAACCAGTACAGATATTGATCTGGGAGATGCAGGATTCTTTAACTACCTTCAAGTTCACGAACGAACTGATCCAAGCCGGCTTCAACGCGACAATAGAACGTGGAAAGGCACGACTTTGTTTCAGTTCAATATCAGGCAGGCGTGAAATCCGAACAAAAACCGTTTCCTAGAGGAAACAAAAAGGGGTGAAAGTAAATGGCAAACGAAATTCCCTTGGTCGGGACCGATGTGCTTCTACAACTTAATATAAACAGCACGTGGACAACGCTTTTCGGCCAAAGAGGAGTCACGTTGAACCTGAAAATGACCAGTATTACTGTTAATTGGAAAGGTTCAAACAGATGGACATACCGAATACCAGGCGACCGAGATTGGAGCATGGACTTCACCGGCATGCATTGGCTTCAGGAAGGCGGCGAACTTTGGGAAGCAACAGTTGACTTCATCAGAGGCGTCTTTATGGCGGACACACCGAACGGCCAAGAGGGTCGCGTGCAGGTCCAGATGCTATTCCCTGGCGGTTCTATAGCGCAGGGCTTTGGTTACATGGAAACTGCAACGATGGACTACCAAGTAGCAACAGAAGCTACCTTAAAAGGAACGTTCTCTGGCGACGGTCCACTTACATTCCCACCTGCAGCGGGCAGCTAGAGGTGTAGATCATGGCGACTTTAACGCCTACGTCTATAAACACACTAGGGACCAAGCAGACGTTAGCCGCCGCTACAGCGTGTGGAGATCGGTTCAGGCCTGCCTCATTTCCTGAATTTCTCAGGATTAAGAACGCGGGGGCAGGCGTGACGGTCACTATACCCACGCAACGCTCAGGTGGCGCTGCGCCAGTCAATTCAGTGCTTACTGGCAATGCAAGCTCGGGCCAAGCAGTGATTAACGTTACCGCAGGCAACAAGTTCCAGATCGGGAATCAATGCACGCTCGTTGACACTGCAGGACGCGAAACCGTCACAGTGCTATCAATCAACGCAAATGCAATCACGGTGGACACGAACTTAGTCAACAGCTATACCACAGCACGTTCAGCGACATTGTGGCTCGGCGGGGCAGATATCGTCACGCCTGTTGCCGGCGGCGCGGATGTAACCATTGCATTCGACAACTCAGCGCACACAAGCGACTTCATCGACGACGATGGCTACGTGCAACTTGTGTATAGTAGTGTCACGAGCGTAACGATTGGGCTATTCCAGTTGAAGGCGGCGACTTAAATGGCAGACCCTAAAATGTCATTCAAAGCAGACGAAGAGCTTGTAGAACCAAAACCGGATAAAGAAAAAGTAGAAGGGGGAATCATGGCGACGCCATCCGTATTGCCCGTAGTAACCTCATTGACGGCGATGGGAATCGCACAAGAGGCGTATGTCACAGGTTCCGGAACGGCAGTAGTGACCTATACACCTACCGGCACGAACAACTTCATCACGATTAAGAACGCCGGTGCGGATGTTACCGTTAGTGCGGTATGTAAAGTTCCATGCAGTATGCCATTGGCATGTGCCAATGCCGCAGGGGTTGACGACGCAGGGCTGCATAACTTCGTGATGAAAGTTACCAGCGCAGACGCCGAGAAGTCATTCGTTATTCCGTATCTGGATCACTACATTGATTCAGTTGTAGGATCGCCGACGTATGGCATGGTGACACTGAACTGCGACGCCAACATGCAGGACCACGGTTTGTTAGGAATCTTCACGGTTCCATGAGGTAAAGTATGGTAGAACGAAAGGCAGGAATTGGAAACGATGGGCTTAGAAAGACCAAAGGAGGAGCCGTTAAAGGCGATGAATCCGAGGTTCACGACAAGCCCGTGAAAGGATCGAAAGGAGGACGCAATATGAACGGGGCAGGATCGGATTCGTCGGTCGAAGTAGTCTTTAAAAACGATGACATTCGGCGAATCGACTTTGTTATGGGAGCAATAGAAGCAATAGAGAATCACTATCCGGATAAGAATACAGGGAATCCTACGACGCCTATCTCGATGATCCTTAGATGGCAGAGAGGTGGCTTCGGAATGTCTTGGTCGCAACTCAAGGTATTTCTTTGGGCCGGTCTTCTGTGGGAAGACAGAGAGATCAAGCTTACAGACCTGGACACTATGATGGACTTAAAGCGTGTCAAGTATTATTCCGAGCAAGTAGATGAAGCCCTGAAACTCGCATTCGGTATTACTGACGAGGACATAGCTGCAGCTCAAAAGGCTATGGAAGAAGGTAATGCGGAAGCTGCACAAAAAAATGGAATCTCGATTGGGGAGATTTAAAGAAAGGCGCTTACGGGTTTCTTAAATTACGCCCACGAGAATTTTGGTGGGATTATGTGCTGGCAGAGTTAAACGAGATGTTGGCGGCTTATAGCTTCGCCGAAGAGCACTTTGCCGACGTTATCGCGTACGGCGTTAACTACGGCATGAGCGGTAAGAAGCCGGGAGTACGTAGGGCGCCTCGCGACAGAGCGTCAGACATCTCACATCTGCGAAAGATGATGCGCGGCGATGCGCCAGCCGAGCCTGTTCAGCTCACCCCTGAGGTAGTTGACACCGTTTTCGGAAGTGCGGCTAAGAATGCCGTGAGAATAAACGTCGAAGCGCCCTCCACGCTGCCTGATGAAGATGTAGCAGCCGATATAGCGTATCTACGAAAAGTATCTGACTTAGCGAAGAAAGCTTTGGGTAACTAAAATGGCTGGTGTAGCGCCGATTGTTGTCCACATTATAGGGGACACTTCTGAGTTATCAGGCTCGCTTGCGAGCGCAGCCGCACAGCTGGGGACATTCGGCTCCGCGATGACGGCGATGGGGGCAGGCCTCACCGCACTTGTTACAGTCCCTATCGTTGGTATTGCTGCCGCAGCGCTAGTCAGTGCAAACAACGTCCAGAAAGCATACGCTATCATCATTGCCGGAACTGGCGCTACCGGCTCTAAATTGCAGGGTTTAGAGTCTCAGTTCGATAACCTTGCATCGACAGTACCTAACTCTTTTACCGACACTGCAACCGTCCTAACGACGGTCAACAACAAACTCTCGCAGGGCGGCTACAATATCACTCAGATTTCTCAGGACATCCTTAATGTTTCGAGAATGACTGGTGAGAGTGCATCGTCCCTAGCTTCTGATTTTACTGCTTCTATCCAGCAATGGGGCATCAGTGCTTCGGCCACTGAAGGCTTCATGAGTGAAGTCTACAACACGGCCCAAGCTGCTCGCGTGCCGGTTACAAGCATCCTGACTGACCTTAATACTTATGGGCCAGTCATACAAGCATCAGGTCTGAGTTTGCAACAGGTCATCCCAATCATAGGTGAGATCGAAAGTAAGGGCGAAGACGTCACCAAAACATTTCAGGGGATCGCATACGGGTGGGCCAACGTTTCAAAGGCAATGGCCACCGGCAACGGAGCGGTTTTTGATGATGTAACTGCGTCGGCAAAAGCCGCAGGAATCCAGCTTACGAGCACCGGCTCCGATATGGAAGCGGTATTCTACGGCATAAAATCCGGCATGATTAGCGATGGCGATGAGTCATCAATATTTGGAGCGCGGTTTGCCGCTAACATCACTCAAATAATCAAAGAAGGAGGGATGACCGCTCAGCAATTTATAGATTTATCGCAAGGGTTAGGAATCAACCTTGCACAAACTGGGCAGGCATCAATCACGTTTGCTCAGTCACTCGACATAATGAAGAACGCCCTCGAGATCGCGTTGAACCCTCTTGGTGAGCAACTGATCGCGGCGTTCACGCAACTTTTCCCACTAATAAAAACTGGAATTGGACTTATTGGTGACATAACTGGTGCATTTGGTGCCTTACCGATGCCGGTTGCTGACGTTGTATTTGTTATAGCTGCCTTCGCTGCGGCTCTTGGACCGGCCATTATAATTGCAGGCACGTTTATCAACTCGCTCGAAGGGATCGCTAAGGGGCTTTCTGCAATAGGCAACCTCGCTGCCGGAGGGCTGAACCTCGCCAGTGGAATCCTAAGCACTGGCACTGCATCGACTACAGCGGCTTCAGCGGCAGGTGCGGCAGCTGCTTCCGCGGCTGAAACGGGAGCTGATGACGATCTTACAGCTGCAGCTGCGGCAGCCGCTACCGCCGTTGAAGGCCTTGGTATTGCTAATGCAGAAGCAGCTACCGCAGCTGCCGGTGCAAGTGCAGCTGTAATCGCAGAAGCTTCAGGCATAGAAGGTTTAACACCCGCAGCGGTCGCTGGCGCTGTAGGCCTTGATGGTCTGACATTAGGAGCCGCGTCTTTTGCAGATACTGCACCTGAAGCAGCTGCGGGTGCAACACTTTTATCCGCAGGAGAGGACGAGGTAGCTGCCAGCGCTGCTGTTGCAGACGCCGTAGTAAGCGGAGGCTTAATCGCAACACTCCTCAGTTTTGGGACTACGCTCTTAGCTATCGCGGTCTTAGCGGCCCCTGTAGTTGTGGTTCTCGGTGCTCTCGCTGCAGGATTCGCAATAGCATGGGAAACGTCGGCGACACTGCGCGATACTCTTGGTGAGGTTGGAGCGGCCTTCGGAACGTTCGGCAAAGAAATGGAAGACGGCCTAAGCCTTATAATGAGTGGCAACTATAAGGCCGGCTTTGCAGACTTCCAGCAAGCATTTACAGACTTGTGGAGCCAGCTTGTAACGATCGACTGGACTGATATCGGGACTCAGATTGATACCGAGATTCAACAAGGGGTTGCCGACCATAAATCTGACATCCTCAATGCCTTTAGCGGATTTGAAGCTGATGCGATAAAGTTCTTCCAGGGAGTCGATTGGACTAGCGTAGGAACCGTTGTCGGGCAAGGCATTGGTAGTGCTATCGCTATTGGTCTTACCGGCGCTACTACTGGCCTTTCTGCAGCCCTGAATGCGACAAATCCGACCGAAGCTGGAAAGTCCACCGCACAGCAGAGCGCGGAAGTGACCGGAACTGGTCCGAATTACGCGCCAGATCAGGAAACCGGCCTTACAAATCTGGAATCCGTTGGGGAAAAAGCAGCCGACTCGTTCACGACTGGTTTCGAGACTGGTCTGACCACGAGCTTGGGAAAAGTCCCCTGGGGTGACCTCATCTGGGGCGCTATGACTACCAACCTCGCTGGAGGTGGTGGAACCGGCAGTCACATGAAGATCGACCTGAATCCTGAAGACTGGTTCACTATCTCGCCGCTCGGTCTGTCTGAAGACGACGCCCTTAACAAACTCGGTATGCCGTGGCTCGGAACGACCTATTGGGTGAACTATGATTGGGGCGGTCTCGGAAACGCAATTAAGGTGGGCATCGAGACAGCGTTCGGCATAGCGCTAGGCGGCCTAATGCAAACTCTTCAGCCTTACCTATCACCACTCGATGTTATCAAAACAGATATTATGGATATCGTAGATATCCCCTCGCACGCTATCAGTCTAGTCCTTGATATCGGAGGGACTGCGTGGGATATCGTCATGGACGTGTGGAATTTCCTACAGTTCGTGATAGCGCATTTCAGCACTCACGATATCACGCTTAACATAAGTATCCCAGGTTACGCGTTAGCCGAGAAGCTTTTCGGCGATTTGGAATACATCGTCGCTCACTCGAGTATCGTAACAACATTAAAAACAGAAGCAGATGACCTCATTAGTGCGTGGGACAAGATCGGCATCCACACCGGAATAGGGCCGTTCGAGATTCCACAGGTCGGCGTGGACATTCCAAAATGGGACGTGGGTAGCGTCGGTGTTGATATACCAAAATGGGACGTCGGCGCTGTTGGTATAAACGTCCCACAATTCCAAGTGCCGTCTGTAGGCCTGGCAGTTCCGCAAGAAACAATTCCGGCAATAAATATCACTCTCCCATCAGTGGATATCAATAATCCACTTACAGGTGCGAAATTATACACTTTGGGCGGCGAGAGCCTTAACGCAGGCCCGTGGACATTCGGAGGCCAATCGTTTAGTGCAGGACCGTGGGGTTTAGGTGGCCAGAACTGGTCAGCTGGACCTTGGGGTTTGGGCGGTCAGAGTTGGTCTGCAGGTCCGTGGGACTTAGGCGGTCAGAGTTGGTCTGCAGGTCCGTGGGATATCAAGAGGGTGGGCATTGATTGGGATGCTCCACAAATTCCGGAATTAGGAGCCGGCGCTCTTGTATCACCAAAGTCCGGCGGCGTTCCAGTTATTCTAGCTGAGGAGGGCAAGCCGGAAGTTGTCGTTCCGTGGGACTTGGTAGGAGCTCCGTGGGATTATGTGCTCGAGAATATCCCACGACTAGCCGGAGGCGGTATCGTCGGGCCTACACGCACTATGCCTGACTTTTCATCGGCAATCGCTAACAATATTGCGGATGCTCTCAAGAATATGCGAGGGTCGCCGACATACCAGATAAGCATCGTCACGGATTCTGAAAGCATAAAGCGCGATGTTATGGGCGCAGTTCAACAGCTTGAACAATACCATCACTTAGTAGGATAAGAACATGACCGAAACTTGGATTCTCAAAACGTCAGATGGCGAGGTTTACAATCTTCAGGTAGCGCCGACCGATGATCCGACGTGTTACGATGGTATCTACAATCTTATGGAAGGCGTTACAGGTCATCACGGCATGCCGGTCACGCTTACCTCAGACACCGTTCCGAACATCGCCGGTGCCGAACTGAGACAAGTGCAGTATGGCATCCGGACGGTTTATCTACCGCTCTTTATCCGAGGCAACTCAGCGGCAGAGTTTCATCACAACTTTGCAAAACTGCGACAGTCACTTGATCCGAATCAGGACACTCAACTTTGGGTGACGAACGAAGAAGGCGAGACTCGCGTTCTTTACTGCCGATATAGCAAGGGTTTCGATAATGCAACGGATGACTCCGCCTCGAAAGGATTGAGTTGGACATTTCTGCCGTTATATATGGACGCACTTGATCCTTTTTGGTACGATCCTCCTGGCGCTGAGATATCAAACAACTACTCGAGCGACCCGTGGAGCACTGACTTCCTTACATTCACCGTTCCGGTCGGCATCGCGGCTGACGGGATGACCGGCGACACGACACTCACACTCGACAGCACCGACAACCTTGTGGCCGGCATGCCTCTTGAACTTCACGCGGGGCAGACCATCGTATCCGACACGCCATATATCACGGAGAGTCTGGAAGAGGAAAAAGTAGGCGATAGCATGCAATACGAGTCTTCAGTGTCGGTATCCACTGAAACCTCGACTGTGCAGGTCAATCAGGCTTACCACGTATCCGGAACTGTGGTGTCCCAGAATCAAAACCTTTCAAGTTCAGTAGTCACGATCACCGAGACAGACCCGAATGGCGTTACGACGACGCATACTGCTGTCACCAACAATTCAGGTAACTATGTTCAAACAATAGTTAGTGATATCAACGGCGTTTACACGTATCAGGTCAACTACAACGGCGATGCAACGCATTTGCCTTCGACAGCAGTGACGTCGATTACAGTCGGAACCGTTGTAGCAACCACACTCACACTCACATCATCGAATGCTAACCCTGCGCCAGGCGCGTCATTTAATTTAACCGGAACACTGGCCACCACTGGCGGGGGCGTAGCGAGTCAACCGATTAACATTTATAAAAAGACCGCGACGGCCAATGTACTCGTAGGAAGCGCTCACACTAATTCGAGTGGTGTGTATTCGTTTCCTCGCAAAGAAACTACATCCGGTTATTGTCACTACTCAGCAACGTATGCCGGCGATGCAATCTCAACCACATCGGCTAAACAAGACCCGGGCATAATGGGTTGGCTTGAATGGCTATTTGAAAAGATATTTGGGCTGCTGGAAGGGCTCTTTAAGGCCGGGCGTTACTCCGCTTCTAATGCATCGCTGGTTCTCAAGATAGGCAGTCCCACTTATTCGATTGAATATCAGGCCGCGCTACCTCCGAGCATGATAAACGATGGAGAGATTCAGTACTTTGCCGCTCACGGTTTCAATGGCATAATCTGCATTGCAGAGAAGATTGGCGATCCGTATTCGATTGAGAAAGGAGTTATAACTGGCCAGGGCTTGTGGGCCGCTATTGATATCTCAGTCGTGACGAACAGCGCCGCAAGCATCCAGACTGGCGCAATCGCAACGTGGCTCGCATCACTCTATGCTGCAGGATGGCGCACCTTTGCTGGTTTCAATACAACCGGCAGAAGCGGCGATCCGGCATATATCGCTTCTCTTGGTGCAGGTGCGAGATACATAAACTACAGTTCAACGCCGCGAAAAGGAACTACGACAAACCCTGACATTGACGGGACAGGCGTTTACCAGAACACCTTCCAGTTTTGTAACCCGAACGCGATTCCATCTATCGAAGCATGGACACAGGCCGCATTTATCGCGAGCCCTAGCGTCAAGAGCGGTTTAATGGCACAAGTGCTTCCGAACGATGCAAACGGCATTAACCAGATACTCGCCAATGCAGTAAAGGATGATTGTCCGGATTACACGTGCATCCTCGATTGGAGCGAAGGTAATGCTACAGGAATGACGCACTTCTGTATCTGGTTCCAACCAAAATACAACGCGGTTACAGCTCGTGACATAGAGAACGAACAGGTCGTTCTTTACAAGTCCCTCGGCTTCGAGCAGATCGTTACGGAGATGAAGAAATATTATCCCGCCACCGTCTCTACGTGGTCGCCCCCTACATTGAAGGCCACTGAGTTGACAGTCACGCACGTCGATGGGGTGGAACTGGTAACGTTCTCTGGCCAGCTCACGACAATTACCGACGGTGCGGCACTTGTGGGGAAGACGATCACCCTGCAGGAACTCCCACAGTCAAGTATATCGGGAGCCACGACCTTCGCAACTGCGTCTACTTCATCAAAGAATATCACCGTAGCGACTGGAACTGGGGCTACATTTGTCTCCGGACATGCACAGGCGGTTACAATATCTGATGCGAACAATACAGAAACCAACTCAATTACTTCAATCTCAGGCGACGTGATAACGTTAACAAACTACCCCTCACATACCTACACAAATGGGACTATTACTGCGGTGAGCTACCCATCTGGGCAACCAACGATAGGTGTAACGTGCGCCGCATCATTCGTAGCGGGGGATGTGGTGACTGTTTCGGATAATACTCCGTATTCTGAGAGTAGGACTGTATCAACGGTTAATTACACGGTTAACACCATCACGTTCACGACTAACTTAACTAATACCTACACCATAGCAAAATCGGCTAGTGTATTAGGCACGTGGACTGACCGCGCAGCCACAGCTACGACAGATGCTAATGGAAAGTATTCAATTCCATACGATCCCACGCCAGCTGGAAAACACGTATTCCGGCTAAAGTATGCAGGTGACGGCACGCACATGGCAGTTTACGCGCCCACATTAGGGATAACGATCTACGCCGATGTGCTGCTTAATGACGAATCGGTCATGCAGCTTACTTCTATTGTCAGCGTTGACAGTCCTACCGTAATAACCATCGCCGATGCACTTACGAATGATTACCTTGTTTCAGCCGATGCTTACGCTGTAGAGATAGACCCGAATGACTGCTTCCTGACTAACACAACGAGTCTCGATGAGGCTCTGACTGCTGATGCGGTTCAGGGGGCATATACTGTAAAGTTAACTGACACTACCGGCTGCATTGCAGGGCATCCCGTGACACTTCTCAACAATCCAGCGTCCCCCCGGCTGCCTGGCACGACCGTCACTGAAACAAATGTCATAGCTTCAGTTGATAGTCAGACACAACTCACCCTTGTAAATGCATTAGCCAACACCTACGCCGTCACGGATAATGCCGAGATAGTAGATACGTTTGCCATCGTGCCACGTGCTCTAAATCCTGACTGCGAACTTGTTATCTTCTGGATGCGAGGTTGCCCACCGTGTTATACAGCCAAGAAACAACTCTTAGCGATCAAGGCTGCGATGAACCCAACTGACGATCCGACCGGCCTACAGGTCACATTTGTCGAGATTCAGGATCACGTAGGACAGGTAGACGAATTGGGCAACCTGAACGTTGGGATGGATCAGGCAGCTATCTTGTACCCTGACGCCTACAACTTCGCAGCAAATTGTGGCCCCCCGCCACCGGCGTCGTATGGAGTTATCAATAGTGAAAAGGGCATGATGCCGGCAGTTATCTCCGTTTATCGGAGTGGATTATGGATTAAGTCGTGGTGTGGTGTGCATACCACCGGAGTTGACCCCATCGCAAGCGACGTGATCGAGGATACATGCGGTCCCGCAACCGCGTGGCGACTTGGCACGAGCTCAATCGGCTTTCAGGTCGTTATTCCGAGCGGTGGCGAGGCGATCTCGTATCCAGTCTGGACTATCACAGGGCCAGGACAGACACCTACATTCACAAACGTTACCACGGGAGATGTATTTCAACTGAATCACGAGCTAGTCGCAGGTGAGACGGTCATTGTAGATGCGACTGAGGAAAGTCATACGGTCGGCAGCACTGCATCAGCGGACTTCGTTGGAAGTGGCTATATGAAAACAGAAACCTGTCCCACTTGTCACGGTACTGGTGTCGTAGCAGCGTGTGCGACTTGTGGCGGCCAGGAAATTTGCCCTACCTGCCACGGCACCGGCATTATCAGCGTATGGGTAGCATCCTCAACGGGTTCAACGAACGATGTCGGCAGCATGTATAACCTCCGTTTCCAGATGGACCCGAATGGCAATACGTTCTGGGGATTCGCGCCTACGGCTACCGTCATTCAGGTCGAAATGGGACTCGTGCAATACGGAAGTAGCATTATCAATATGCAATTAGTGAAGCGTTACGCAGGAATTTAAATGCCAGGAAGCCCATTAATAGAAGCAGAGCACAAGATAATATTGCGCGATGAAACCACGTTTGAGGACATCGGTGAGGTTACACGCTTCACGCAATGGCAACATACGCTGAAGCTCAACGATGTTTCGTCGTGGCAGCTCGATATGCGAACGCAGGACTTCAACAGTTATGATATAGATGTTACTACGGGGATACAACTCTGGCGTGACGACGTGCTGCTTATTGATGGGCCTATATCACCAAAAGGGATCAAGCAAACACTTTCAGCCGGAGTCGAAACCACGACGATAATTGGCGGTTGCGATAACCAGTACCTCACGTCGAGAATCTGCTATCCAGTAGTGACCGGGCCGCTATTCGACGTCACGACGCAGAACTGGAAATTCGGAGTGCTACGTTCGGCAGTCGGGATATCCTGCAATATCACGAAAGGCGACCTTGGCGGTCAAGAATATGACATTCCATTAGTGGTAGATGACTCTGAGAGCTTTGAGGGTGGCAATACCGTTACGTGGGTGCAGGCAAACGGAACCGCGATCTCTAATTGGAACCAACTCGTAGGAACGACAGGCAACCCTCCGATAGCGGCTGCATACGGTTCAGGGCCCATAACAATCTCGGGTGTTGACCTGAGCACGAACACGATTACCTTAGCCGTTCACCAGCAATATCCTGCAGTCCTATCGCCTGCTATTCCTACAGGTGGCAAGCTCTACCAGACAAGCGGGGGCATAGTCGATGATCCCGCGTATCTTGGTTACGATACACGAACTGGCCCAGGTGACAATGTAGCAAAAGAGCTTGTCTATTTCAATGCTGGCGTAGGCGCGTGCTCCGATCACTTTGGCACACGAGCAATCCCACACCTAGTAGTTGCCCATCCTCTCTCGCAGGGCGCAGTCGTTACATCTAATGCACGTGGCGAAAGCCTTCTCACGCAGGTTCAGAATGTTTGCCTAAGTGGAAACGTTAACTTCAAAACTACTCAACAAGGGTATGATCTTGTCTTTGAGACATACGTGGGCAATGACCTCTCACAGGATGGCAACCTGGTATTCAGCCTTGCGAGTGGCAACCTAAGTGATTATCAATACAATTATGGTAGCCCAACCGCAAACATGGTATGGGGGTGCGGCCCTGAAACTGGCGTTGATAAGCTGATGCTACCGAGCGGCGACATTCAATCTATCAATGACTACGGACGATGGGAAACGTGGATAAGCTCTGCTACTGCAAAAGCCGGAGATAGCGCTGCTCTGATAGCCGCGAATATGGTTCAAACTAATAATGCGGCTTTAGCACAGTCAATCGTAAACACGCAGCTAACATTGACTATTCAGGAGACAGATCAGGTCAGGTATCCTCGAGACTTTGGCCTCGGCGATAAGGTCTGTGTGATGATCGGCGATCAGCCAGTCTACGAGATCGTGACTGCATTTCAGTATTCAATTCCCACTTCGGCTACGGGGGCCGGAGCTGGAACCGCACTCGCGGCGGCGCTCTCTAAACAAGAAACGCAAGCGATGAAGATAGCAAAGAGCCAACAAGCGCAACTCAGAACGATGGATTTCGCGTAGGAGAGTTATGTTAAACGCAAGCGATACGGATTATAAAACTGCCGTGGCACAGAACCTAATCGACCACAGTGCAAATCTTAGTGCCATCAATGCCACATTGAATAACACGGCAGCGGTGAATGGTTCAAGTGGGGTTCTTGAGACACAAGCCAACCAACAGAACCAGATTGACGCACTGCCGGGAACTTCGCCAGGGGCGTGCGGCAACGGAACCGGGACTTTTTGGCTTTTTTACACTGGAACGGATAATGTAATACGCATGACAAAGAACGTTAACGGCACAGGATGGACATCAGTAGCAAGCATGGGAATAGCCGCATCTAGCGGCCCAACCGTTATCTACGACGCTAATGCATCACCCGACGTCATTCGGATATTTGCGCGAGATATGGACGGAGCAGTAGGTTGGATGTGGTATCCAGCATCCGGCACCGGCGCGTGGGGAAGGTGGACAGTTATTATCGGTGGGGTACTATAAATGGGAAAACGCTTTTGCGCGCACTTTGGTTCGTTAGATAACCTCAGTTGGTTGGCATCAGTAGGATTTGCGGAAGCCGGGTTAGTCTGGGACTGGGATGGTAGTACTACGGCTGCTGGTACTGCAAGTGCCATACACAACGCAGGAATCCCTACAGCCACATTCAATGCGTTCAATGATGGCAGCGCAGCGGTGTGTCAACCAGGCGCTGCCGGTGGTCCGTATGCAGGATACTTCCAAGCTCTTGCGAGCGCCGGTTGGAACTGTATTGCAGGTGAGGGTTGCGGCGGCTCTGTAGTTTCCACCGTTCAGAACTATTGCACGTATGTTAATTACGGCGGCATTGTTGGAGATAGTCAAGGAGATATGTACGCCGACCCGTGGGATCATCCGACAGGTGGCGGAAAAGGCCATTGGGATTACATCGAATCTTACGACAACAGCGACAATTACGTTGACCCGAGCCAATCAATCGGCTGGTCCAGATCAGCTGGCGCGGGACACCTCGGAATCCTTATCGGTAACTGGATGCAAGGCGTCGGCGCTCAGACGTATATAAACGTCGTTGATTCGACTGGATGCGACACGATTTGTTTTTGGGGGGGTTATAGTGCTTCATCATCGAGTATTGTGTCACTAGCGCAACAGTTAATCAGTCATTACGGAGCAACAAAAACAGGGGCAACTGGTGGAACTGCTGGGGCTACAGCAACAGCGGCGGCAACAACAGCGGCAACGAAAGCAGTCATTCAGTGTCCCTGCAAGCACATTTCGATTGCATTCGTGGGATCATCAGCTAGTGACGTTTCACAGCACATTGAATTTAAAGTGCAAATCACTGGTCGCGCCGGATGGGTGGATAATAACGAGAACTGGATACACGGTAAACCATATACAGGCCAGCTTGAAATTTGGACGAGCAATGCAAAAAAAACGTGGTCGCTTGGAAAGATTTGGCCGGACAAGAACGGTGATTTCGCATTCTCGGTCGGAAGCGACACGGCTGAGAAAAGAAGTTATAGCGTCTGCTTCGTATGAGGTAATTGAAAATGGCACAAGCTTGTACACCTACGATAATAACCTTGTCAGGATGTCCTCATTGCGCGAACTTAGAATCAATGCTCAATAACGCCCAAATCAAATACACTGTTGATATGTCCCAGGCCTGCCAGTGCTATCCCTGCGCGGTGCTTTGCGACGGCTCGCACGTCACGAGTTGCGGCGGCAATGCTGAGAACGATGTCTTCGCAGCGATCCAGAAGTCGATTGCGGCAACGACAACAAAGACGTCAACAACTGCCCCCCTAAGTACTACTACTACAACCCCCGCCAGCGCCGCCAGCGTCACAACTACTCCGGCTTGGAGGACTACCAAATGGTCTAATGCACTGTCAGTCGATTGGGGTGCAAAGAACCCACTGCCTACAATCGCGCAGACTGCAGCAGGGTACGAACCGCCTGACGTCTCGCTCACGCCGGTATTGCCAGTACCCGTTCCGCAAGCAGCAGGACTCACAGTCGCATTAAGGGATCATAAGAAGATGCCGATAGCCAGAAAAGTTGCGTAACAGGAGAAAACACAAATGGTCGAAACTTCGTATCCGTTCAGAAAGCCAGGAGATACTAACCCTTTCGGTGCCACATTGACCGAGAACCAATGGGCTCAATTCAGCCGATACTTGATAGGAACCGGCGTTATGTCGGTAAGCTTCAACGATAACCTGGGGGAGTTGGAAGTAACTGCAGGCACGCTGCCATTGACAGTGGATATCGACACGGGTGCAGCGGCCATCCAGGGGCATTATTATCAAAATAATGCGACGAACACGCTTACGCTTAACGCGAACCTGGCGTCCGGCATTCGCGCTGACCTAATAGCGCTCGAATGCAAGTGGGGATTAAACGCAGGGATCACCGCGATAGTAGTACAAGGAACTAACGGTCTACAGTATCCATCAACTGACCCGCGATCCGGCAACCCAATGCCGCCGCAACCAGTTCAAACAGAGGGCGTCAGATGGCAACTCCCCCTCGCTCAGGTCAATATGGTTAACGGACATACGACGATTGTGGACACGGATATCGTTGACCTACGAAACTTCGTCGGCGTACAGGCGACGCAAAGCAACTCGGTAGTCGTGGCGATGCCTAATGCTCGTTCCACTATGAAGCAAAATGCCGACTTTCAGATTCCCGCATCTGCAGGATTTATAGATGCAGACGAGATCATAAACGAAGCCTTTTCAGTACTACCGGCATGTGGTGGAACGGTCATGCTCAGTGAGGGCGACTGCATCATCTCGGACAGTATCAGTCCAGTGATGGGTGCGAACCTCATCGGCTGCGGATCACAAACCACGATCACCTTGTCGGGCCTCGCTCCAGCAGGAACTCCGATGATAGTAGCTGGTTATGCGGGTGCGACGATCCGCGACATGGCACTCTTTGGTGGTGGTAGTACGTCAAGTATCTACACCACAACGCCGGTCACTACCGGACTTGGCAATCAAGGCGTTCTTGTCACGACTGGTAGCGTGCAACTCCTCAACTTAACCATCACCGGGGCGCAGGATTACGGCATTGACGTGACAAGTGGCGCAACGAGCAATGTAGTAATCAAGGACTGCACAATAACCTACGCATACGGCGACGGTATCTATTATCAGGGCGCTCTCGGAATCGTTGCTGACAACAAGATATCATACTGTGGCGACTGCGGGATACACCTTGCTGCGACAGCCACAGGTGGTGCTCAAGCCAACAAGTTTTCAGGAAACCTCGTAACGTATTGCGGGTTGCACGGTATAATTGTTGACGGGACTGCAGCAGGTGCCATTGTAGGATGGTATAACATGATCAGTAACAACGAGATCGGACAATGCGGAATGGCTGCCACTGGTTCTCCGTCGTGTATAAACTTGATAGGTGCAGGTATCAGATCTACGTCTTTAATTGGAAACTATGGGTGGACTGCTAACGCGCCATACACGAAATATGGAATCGGCATTTCAAGTAACGCAGTGCAAGACACGCGAGCGGTTGGTAACGATATGTATGACGCATCCGGAGGAACCGGCTCAAAGGACATTATCCTAAACGGGGCCACTCTTAGCGGCCTTTCGCTAAACCTTTACAACTCGTATCAAGCGTAAACGATGGTTTAGGAGGCGTTATAAAATCCCTCGCGGTGTTTATGTTCATAAAAAGGGTATTCGCCATCCTCACGCAGGCAGTCACGCAGCTAGACCCGGTGCTCGAGGAGTACGACCGAAGGCGCACCACCCCCATAAAAGTTATGTACATCGCCGTGGATATCATATTAAACGAATTGCGCCATATAGAACCGGAATTAAGCATAAAGCTTACGTCCACAAGCGCGGATATAAGATCAAAAGGGTCATGCCGTATAGACGCGGATATCACTTAAAACATAAGAGAATTGGCAGGTAAAGGAGGTGAAAAAATGACCGAAGATAAACTAGAACAGGAACAAGAACACGAAGAAGCTCGAATAAAGGCAGAAGGTTTGATTGAATCTGCTGCAGCGTCGGCGCGAGACTTAATAGATGATGCAGCTACTCGCGCCATGCTGCTTATTGCGGAAGCAGTCGAGAGAGCGAAAGAGCTGCTTCATGAGGCGGCCGTAGCTGAAGCTGAACGCTTAAAGCTAGAGAGATCACGAGATGACCCCAACAAAAAGTGAAACGACGGCAGCCGAGGAACTGCTTGCTGCGGCCAAAGTAGCTAAAGAAGAGATGATTTCAGCTGCCGAGACTGCGCGAGAGAAGGTTAAGAACGCTTGCGATCAAGCGCTATATGACCTCGACCGGGCGGGTCCTACTGACCGGCGACAGCTGAACGGCAGTTATCGGTGGGACCGTTCAGAGGGCATTGAAATGCGCACTGGTAAACTGGAAGTTGGCCAAGCTAAAAGGGGAGAGCAGATCATCGGATTGATCGATGACGTTGCCACTTTAAAAGACGTAATGACTGAGCAGAGCAACCGAATGACAACGCTGCGAGAACTCATCCTCGAAGTAAAAGACGCATGCACCGTTCGGATTGACGCACTTAAAGACGATACACGAAAGGACAAGATAAGGAACCAGCAATATGTTATCGGACTCGTGGTTTCATTCGTTGTCACGGTCGCATTATCTATCCTGTTCGGGTATGCACATTTCGTTAGATAGGGGAACCAATGGCACTTTATAAACATAAACTGCATCCGCACAAACCCGTTAACTCAAATGACCGTTTCACAAGCGAGCAGATAGGCTTTAACGCGAAATTGGCTGTTTGGCTTACGCAGCACGTAGGTTCTATGTGGACGGCCTACCTGTTCACGGTAATTTGTTTTATCGGTTTAGGTGCGATACTTGGATGGCTCCCGAACACGTTGTATTGGATCATAATGTGGCTCACATCTTCGTTCCTTTCGCTTACCATCCTGCCGATCATCATGGTCGGTCAAAACATCCTCGGCCGAAAGTCAGAGATGCAGGCAGACGAACAGTTCAAGACCACGCAGAAGACCTACCATGACATAGAAGAGACTGGCAAGCACTTGTCCGCGCAGGATGATGAGCTGTTAAAGCAGACGAAACTGTTACTCGAGTTGTGCAAACATGACTGACACTCGCTATTTAGGCGCGATGACGATGGGTGTTAATGACTCCCTCGTTGAGGTTACTGCAGCGATAGCAGGCTTAACTATTGCCCTGCAAAACGCTAGACTTGTAGCCTTAGCAGCACTCATTACAGGCCTAGCTGGATCGTTGAGCATGGCGGCAAGCGAATACCTCGAAAAAGAGACTGAAGAAGTCTTCGATAAAAACGTTAAAAGTCCTGCAGGCGCATCCATACGAACCGGCCTCCTGTATTTCGGGATCGCGATGGCCCTTATTATTCCCTTTTTATTGCTGCAGAGCTACGTAGCGGCACTCACCTGCACACTAGCTATTGCGTTTACCATCGTCGTCGGATTCACAATATATATCACGAAGCCTGAAGATAGGTATTTTTGGAAAGAGTTTCCGAAGCGAATCACATTATCATTTGGGATTGCCGCAATAGCATTTTTGCTTGCATACGGACTGCGGCTAGTCTTAGGAGTTTCAATGTGAGATTTAAATGGAGGTGATAAAGATGGTTAGTGAAGAAGCCTTTCGCGTAGCCTGCAAGACCGCTGGCGCGACACAAGTCTCGGAAGCAGCTGCTAAAGCTGCGATCGAGGTGTTAATCAACAAGCAGGTTGCACTCGCCCAGGCTGCAGTTGCAGCAATGCAAGCCGCAGGACGCACGCGGGTAGAACCTGAAGATGTACCTACAGCTTAGAGGGGTAACGCCCTTCTTTTTTATTTAAATGGAGGTGATAAAAATGGCAACCAAGACACAGATCGTATTTGATCCAGCTACAGGAATGGGCTGGCTTCCAGCGATAGTCGTAGTTCTGACATTCTTAGTGTTTACAGTCAATTCAGTAGGTCAATATTTCGTCTTAACAACGGTGCAAGCTGCGTTCGTTGGCTTTATAGCAACAGTATTGGCAGGACTCGTAACGCTCTTCACGACGATGGAAGTGCCAGTAGTAGACTAAAAAATAGTCTACTTTTTTATTTTTTTAGGTGACAAAACTAAACAGACCGATGGCTTACAAACCCTGCAAACCCGTCTCGTCTTGCCCTATAGAAGCAATCAAGTGCTTCAGGATCAATATCAAACTGGCAAGAATCAAGCAAGCGATGGTCGGCCACGAACTAGCTAAGAAAGTCCAGGAGTGCAGCGAAACCAAGTTCACGTCAGAATACGAGCATCTTCTTTATCATCCTTATAAAGACCATAATCATCAGTTGGTTATTACAATCGTGGACGATCTCGCTGAGATCAGTCCAAGAATAGACGACGTGTATCACGCTCGCCCGCGCAACTGCCTACGCAGGCGTTATCAGAGCATCAAGGATGTTCTCTGTGAAGATTGGCGAGCGCAGTCTTATTATGCTAAAGTGAAACGTTAACGCAGTGCAACAGAGACAGCAGTCATCGAGGAGGACACGGTTTCCATTTTGGGTTTAACAAATCCCACCACGGAAACGCCTTGTCTTCTTCACTCTCTTTTCTGAAATGCTTACCGCATGCTTCTCCGTTATTACCGTAAGGTTTCCAGAGGGCGCACCCTTCAGGCTTAACAGCGTGTATTCCGCATCTTCCTTGAGTCCAAAACCTGCAAGGTTTTCCTTGTTTGAAGGTCCACGGCTTCGCTTCAGACATCTCAACATTCACAACATAAAGTTCCTTGAAGACATCCAGGGGAATCTCTAGGTATTCTGCGATCCGTGCTACCTCATCGGTTCCTAACGCGCAGGGCGTTGAGAAACCGGCACAACAGACACCGAAGCAATTTTCACAAGCGGAGTATTCTACCATAATAAAAAGAAAGGGAACGCAAACGGGCTCCCGACCGCTCGCGCCTTTTAAACTACTTGGTTATTTCACTGCATACGCAGATCGGTAACGCTGAACTAACTGATGCCGCGTAACTAGCATTGCCTGCAAACGAAGCATAGTAGGTGCGAATCCCTGGCGACGTGAAGGACGTTTGGTACGTCAGCGTTGAATACGCTGCTTTGTCCTGATACGTTGCACCTCCAAGAGTGTGGTAAATCTTTATAGGCTCCGCAATAGGCGCAGCAGTCCCACTTTTTAATGTGGCAATAAACGTCGCCGGTTTATTGACCCCGTAACACGACTTGTCAGCGGTTATGGTAATCTGGGTCGCTTTCTTAGTCGGTGTAGGTGGTGTGGGGGTGGGTGTCGGCCCAAGCTGACTCTCCATCGCGATAGTCCAACTGTCGCTCGCGTATTGCCGGATGTACGGTCGCGGGATCAAACCGAAGCCGCCACTGAATTTGGCGTATCCTTTGCCCCATCCTGTCCCCCAAGAGTTGAGGGTGATGTAGTAGTCGGCGTCAGTAAAGCCAGTTACGCCAAACAACGCATTGCAGTGACCGCCGATTGATGCGCCGCTTGGCATATCAATGATCCCATCGCTGCCGACGTCTTCGTATTGCTGGTAGACTGGCATCCCGTAAACCACTGGAAGCTTCGTCACGCAGAGGCAGTTGTCTATGTTCGCAATCATCTGAGTTGTTGAGGTGCCGTCAAGCAAGTAGTAGCTCGTAGACTCGGCTTTCACTGCGTCGCTGACTGCTTTCGCTGGCGGTGCGGTATCGAACTGGCTTATATCATAAGCCCAATCAGTTTCAGGTGCTACGCCATCCTGAACAGTTGCGTGAATACCATCTCTGATATTACAGCCATTATCTCCAGGATAATCGCCGCCAATAATCCTCGCATCGCGATAGACCAGTAGCCTGCAGCCTAGAACTGCCTCGATTCCTGCCTTAATCTGACACGCCTCAAAGGCTGACGTGGTTCCGTGTGCTACGCACGCGCCTAGTTGTCCTTGATTCTTGACTGTGCTGACTAAATTGGTTATGTCCGTTGGCACCAACGTTTCAGGTGCCATCAACTTCACGCGATCTTCGTATCTGTAATCTAAATGTGACGGCATCTGAGGTTTCCACCCCAGGCCGTGACCTTTCTTAGTAACGGTTATCATCTATCTATCATCCTCCTTACCAGAATCGATAAACAAACTGCTTTGAAAAATCGACTTGGGCCTCCCCGTGAAATGGCCCGTGGAACACACTGCTAAATGTTGATATCTTTGGTTCCGGTGCGGGTGCGGCGCCCTCTGCGTCTTTCACCATCCGGTCAACGCGCTCTCTTTGCAGATGTAGTTCAGCGCAGACGATTTTTAACCGTATGCGTGTGCGCGTCGGATCAATCCCATTATGCAAATCCACCAGGACTGATTCAAGTTCATCCGCTAGTTTTTCAAATGCGAAACATTCTGTATTCAATTCATCCTTGAGACTCATTTCTTTGTGGTTCCTCCTTTCTTTTTGGACATTCCTTTCTCCTTAACACCAGCCGCCTCGAGCGCCTTCATCGCTGCACAAATCGGCTGATGTTCACAATCGCTCGGAGAGGCACAATCGCACGCCAACATCTCATCTATTAAGTGTCCTTGCACACAACAGGTTGCTTTCATTTCTTCTTTTTACCCCTTCATCCCACTAAATGCCACGCAACGACGGCCATCACTACGATTATCAGGCCGACAAGTGTGCGTATCCAACGTTCGCCATCGAATACGACATTATGATACTGGCCGCCCTGGATCAACACACTTCCAATGCCATCAGCGATCACGTAGACGCCGCAAAGGCCGAGCACTAATAGTACCACATCAATCTGTGTCATCATAAGACTTCATTCCAATTTTGTAATCCGTCCCCATTCTCAACCAGCTCACGTGCGCCAACCTCATCCTTATTCACTGGTCTGGGCAGCTCCGATGGATCGAACATTCTAAACGAGGGCTGTCCGCGAGCATAAAGTTCATCCAGATCATGCCACTTTATTACATAGACCTTATTTTTAGGCCGCTTGTGGACTTGGATTGCCAAAAAACCACGTCGTCCGGAGAGCTGTAGATACTCATTAATACGCTCGAACTGATTATGTGGAAACATCTTCGCGAAGTTGTATCGTTTCGCAGGCACCCGACTCTTACACTCTATCGCTATATGCCAACTTGGATACGGTGAGTCAACGGTGATATCACAGCCGATAAAATTGGGGATGTTCTGATACTCGCGTCGCACGTACGCGGGAATACGATATTCCACACAGTAGTCAATCAGCGATGTGCGGATAAAACTTTCAAAAGATGATCCTTTCCTTGCCACGCGCACCCCATTGCATTATCGTTCGGCATTCGACTTCCGTAGAAGTAATAAACGTACCGCACGTTCGTCACTTCATCAAAACGATACATGCGGCTAACTTCGTGCCGTCGCCAGAGGGTATTGACGTTGCGTAGGACTGTCGTTTTTGCGAGTCCCGTCATTCGCGCCAACTCTTCGAGCGACATTCCCCTGCCAGTCTCTTTCAGCACGTTCCGAACATCTTCCTGTCCCATTTTGTTTTTCTTGTTTTACACCCTGCACGCCGCACAACCGAGCCATAACGGGGCTGAAGCCATAATCGCTAGAATAGCGACCGTGGCGCTGCAGTAAATTCCCGTGAAGGCGTGGTCAAGCCGTGTTGCTTTGAAATTTTGCCACGGATGGCGCCATTCCAATTTGCGGGGTGGTATCCACGAAAGCCTTGTAACACCTCCTATTTTTTTGATAACTTTAAAATACCTTTGCCGTTGTCTTCAACCTTAATTTTCTTAGCCTTGCGGTCCGCCTCTTCTTTTGCATCAACGATACGCACAAGTGGCGGCTCGCATCCCTCGCGTCTGCCAATCTCCTCCGCTGCATCGAGCTGCTCTTGTAGCTCTTCATCAACAAGGGTGAGTGTGTGACACGCTTCGCACCGCACAAGCTTCTTGCCGAAAAACTCTTCCCTAATCTCCTCGTCAGGTTCCTGTTCAGTAATTATAACTATTGGCGCTTCAGCACCACATATACAAATTACGTTAGTCATTTTTGACCTCTGACGTCCTTGATAGTCGCCACAAGTTTAAGGTCGTTAATCCATTCGTTCATGTGGATAAAGAACGCATTATGAAAGGCTTGATCGACTTGAACTTGTGCAACACCCTCCCCCTGATATACGATTACGAGGTAATCGTTCAGATGTTCCTTCACCCACGCTTCCGCCTCAACTTTTACAGCCGGTATTTCGATTTCCATTTCCTGCCTCCGTCATTAATTTTGACCTAGAACTGCATCCTTGTTCTGTGCCGCTGCGTCCGCATCGACCATCCTAATCTTCGTCTGCGGCGGCACTTGAGCAAGTTCCATTATTGGTAGCTTATCTACAAGTTTCTTTTCCCAACGCCAGCGCCTCATAAACTCCCCGAGATTAATCTGATATATTACCATCGCAAGCGCTTTGAACTGCTGCTCGTTTTGCGGCTGAGGGAGGTTGAGCGTTATTGGTTTATATACTGCGGGAATCTCGTCATTATGCTTTTTTGACGCCATCGTGACACTCCTCTCCTATCCGGTCAGGATCGTTGATTAATCCTAAATGGTTCACGTATTTTTCAAGCGATGTGAGCGCACCCTTCAGTTCTCGGACTTCACCTTCAACCTCTCTCAAACGCTTATTCACTAACTCTTCAAGCGTGGGTGCTTTCTTTCTCTGATACGAATCTTCTTCTCGCGTTTAATCTCCCCCTAGGTTCCATACACCTAACAGCGGATTTGTTTGCTTATGTATTATGTCTTGCTTTGTAATACAAAAAGTACAGAGGAGACTTGGGTTGTCTCCTCCGAGCGAACTATGCACTAGAAGCATTGGCCGTCCACAGTTCCGACACGGTATCGGAGTGGTCACGACTAGAGAACCCTACTGAATCTCCGAACAAACGCAGATCGGCAATACCGCACTTGTCGATCCCAGATAGTTCTCATCACCGGCAAACGAGGCATAGTAGTAGCGAATCCCGGGAGACGTGAACGACACTGGCACCGTCAGCGTCGAGAATGCAGTCTTATCGTTGTACCGAACGCCGTTCAGTGTGTGGTAGAATGTCACTTCTCTCGGGATTGGCGTGTTGCCGTCCTTCAATGTTACGGTGAATGTGACGGGCTTGTTAACACCTACACATCTTTTGTCTGAAGTGACACCTATCGTCGTTGGTTTCTTTGTTACCGGGGATGGTGGTGCTGGTCCAATGCCGTTAGGGGGGTGGTTCTTCTGCAAGTTAGCGACGATTGAATCGAAGCCACAGGCCTGATTCTGCGCTCTGCTTGACGCTGTTCCACCCCAAACGTCGAACCGCGTTACTGAGCATCCCAATGCTACCAATGAGTCAATGATCGACTCGTAGCTAGGCTGCGCTCCGTTGATGCTGTTCTGAAGGATGTCGTTGTCGCCCTTGAACTTCTTGTTCGGCGCATTTGCGTAATTCGGCGCGTCTTTCGAGTAGTAGCATTTTGAATGTTCCGCTGCATCGCGCCAAGCACCGGCTAAAACGCCGTTCGCTTTGCCTTTAGTCGCGCTGGCCCCATCGGTGATGTATCCAACCTCGGAAGGATAGTAACACTCCCAGAGATTCATCACGGTTCCAACATCGGAATAGATGTTCTGCCATAAGCCACACTGGTCGCAGTTGTAGTTGATGTAGCCGAGTCCTAGCCCCTTAATGAAGCTCGGATCACCGGCTCTGCCACCTTCTGAGCTGAGTGTCGGCCAGCCGGCCGCCTTGCAGGATTGCAGGAAGCTCGTAAAGTTGCCAATAGGCGATTGAATCTGACCGCCTGCCCAGATATCCATCTCGATATCGAGCACCGGCTTGACTCCAAGACCCTTGAGATACGCGAGCTGACTCGCGTAATTGTTACCTGCACCGCCGGTTGAAACCAACTCGACGGTATTTATGTGCCAGTCGCGTATATAGGCCGGGACTTCCCCGATGCTTCCTGCCGTTACTGAGACACTATAGTCTAAACTGACTCCCATTGGATCACTCTCCTATGTCGTCTGCTAGAACTGTTACTCGCCTTCCAGCGGTCATTCTGGCGACGGCTTTCGTTGCTTCGTCGTTCATTAGCGTTAGCATCCACGCCTGAAATTTCGTGAGGGCTGCTTTGCTAACCTTGTGTGCGCCTGCGTCTTTTAGCGCACTTCTAAACATAGCTTCCGATATCATCTTTGATCTCACCTCCTTTATTTGCTAATTCAATACCATAAGACATTCCTTTTCTCGACAGAGCACGACAAGAATCGCAAAGTGTTCTAGGGCGCCCTCGGTGATTGTTCCGGTACGCCCCGGCCCCATGCGTCCAGTTTGTGCGAACAAACATTTGCCCACACGGACACCGAACCAGTTCCGTCTCTTGCGGATGTGTGCGTCCCGTCATACCTACTCCGTATGCACCCTGTATTCCTGGCCGTCAAGGAAGAAGCTTAGTTCAATCCTCCCGACGCTCGCGTTGATGTCCACTGCTTTTTCTTTGAACTCCATTACGAGCCCCTCCGCGAGCATCCGCATAAGCGCCGGTGTGCGTTCCTTTTCTGGCAGTTCCCTTGCGAAATGAAAGACGCCTTTGTCGTCAGCCACTACGGCGTTGTCTAAGGGTGAGTTATAAATGGAATACATCACTTACCTGCCGGTTCAAACTGTCGCGAGCTACGCAACCAGTCTTTGACTGTTGGATATTCATTTCCAGTAGTAGCACTGACTTTGTTCTTGACAACGATCTGCAGGTGCCTCCCAACTAAATCATCACTTTCGATGTCCAGTGGAGGGTTCGCACCAAAGATCGCCGACAGTAATGCCGTCAACTGGCTCTTCTTATGGCGGCTCATTGAAGTCCTGCCTTCAAGAGCTGCGCCGCCTTCAGTGACATAGAGAACGTGCATGAAGCACGCTTGCATCGGCTCGCCAGTTGCAGGGTCCGAATGGAAGTTGTCAGGTTCTATAGCCTGCCACGCCCTGTCGATCTTCACCTCATACATACCCTCTTCCCAGAACGACTTGCGAGGTACTGGCTTTAGGCTGAATGTCTGATGCTCAGGAAAACCCTCTTCGTCAGCCTCCATTCGCTGCGCGGGTGTTGCCTGCGCCGGCTGCGATCGTACAACCGTTTCGTTGCGGTAAGGTTTCTGGACTGGCGCTTCTGCGCGAATCTCTTCGGGCTTTATCACGCGCTTGTCTGGCTGTGGCTTGCCGTGAGATATTTTGAAGCCGTTCGTTGTTGCTTCGCGTTCTTCGTCTTCAGATGGAACAAACTCTTCGTTTACTTTTGCCATTTTCTTCTATTCCTTCATTTTGTTTCCCGTAGGAAATAGCAGAGTGAAAGGTTATGGCGACGGCCTCGAACCTTTGGAGATGATTCGTGAGGTAAGTTACCTGCTAGGGAATAACTAACCGTCGTTTCCATCCCTCACTCTACCAACGAGTGCTTCCAAGTGCGTTCTCTTACTATTAAAGAAATCGTAGAGATTGACACTTCGTATTCTTCCGCTATTTCTGTTTGAGTTGCGCCCATATCATAGAAGAACCGGATGTGGTTCACTTCTCTTTGGGTTAGCTTTGCGGTTCCGCTTTGTTCGGCGGTCGGGCCTTTGGCATTGAAGCGGCCCTTCTTGATGCAATCCTGCATGTTATCTTTTTGTGTTCCCACAAATAGATGATCCGGATTCACGCAAGCCGGCGTATCGCAGCGATGCAAAACAAACAAGCCGTTCGGAATCTCACCGTTAACTAGCTTATACATAATTCGATGCACCCGTTCCTCGTGGCCATTCCGGCTCATTTTTCCGTAGCCATGGTCATCCTTAACGCCGTTCCAAAGCCAGCAAGACCCCCTATGGCCGCTTACTTCGATCTGTGAGAAAAGTCTTGGCTCTAATGGTTGGATCGCTCCCATCATGAATCACCGCCGTCAACGCTTCAAACTTCTTTTGTTCCTGTAGATATACCCTTCTAACAGCGGGCTTACCCTTCACCCGAACGGTGTAGATATGGCCCATTGCTTCCAGTGAGTTGATCCGATACCGTATGAACTGTTCATTACAGACTATGCCAAGCACATTTCCCTCTGCTTCAAGATTAACACAGCGGTAGACATCCATCATTGACAGCCCTTCGCTCTGTTTGACACATCGGAGTATCCACTTATCAACAGCATCAAGCTTGCGCCGGAGACCTTTAAGCACCTGGCCATTAACTATCAGACTGATTGTCTTCTGGGAAACGCCATACTCGCGTCCAAGCGCCGGCTGATTCTTTTCATGCTCTCGATACTTCCGCTGTATCTCTTCTCTTTGGAACTTTGTAAGCTTGGCCATAGTTGGGTCTATACTTCCTCTGTTACTTTACTCCATCGGCAACCGGATCAGGACTTCCGGGGCTGCATAGTGCGCGTATATCGCGTAGACTATCGGGATTAACCAACTGATCCCCAACGTGAAGACTGTCAGGATTGCAGCTAGGACTATCGACACGATAATACCTGCCCCTGATCCCCACGACTTTTTCTTCAGCAACGCTGACCGCTCTCCCGATTCCTTGACCGTGTAGCCCTGAGTCATAAAGTCGTCGATAACACGGGCCATTTCCTTCTCATCTGCTACTTCTCTTATGCGTGGACTTACCATTCAATTCACCTCCTAACACGTGCATTCGCTTTGTTTTATCTCTCACCGCTTTTGGCGAAACTCTCCCGAGGAAGAGAAACACCGCTGCTGCAGTGAGGATAACCAGCACAACTACATTCGTCACATATCGCTTCACTTTCATTCTTCGCTTCATCTTCATGAGCTCACTCCTATCAATTCCTTCTTTGCTTCAATGGCCTGGATACAACCTTCGACCTCGCAGATCGCACAGTCGCGACGGGTGTATTTAACGTCTAAGATTAGACAGTTGTCTGTGTCCAGAATCTCTTCGTTCATACACGGCGGCCTCCAAGTTTCAAAGTAAACTCTTCATCGGTTAAATTGCCTTTAGCCAAGTTGCACTTGGAACAAGCTAAAGCGATGTTTTCTATGTCGCTACTACCGCCTTTGGAGACGGGGATTTTGTGCTCTACGTGAAACTCTGAGTCAAAGCTTTGGTACAACAGCTCGCCACAATATGCACAGAATCCTTCTTGCTGAGCGAATAAGTCATTCAATTCGCGGATGGTGAATGAACCGCCGTTTGCTCGTTTACGAGCTCGACGAATCTGCTCATATAAGGCTCGTTTCTGATGGTTTTCTTTGGCCCATCGCCGCACTGCTTCATGCGCTTTTTCTGGATGTTCCGTACGGTAGTGTCTTGACTTTTCCTGCAACGCCCCTTGGTGAGCCAGATAGTATTTTTGGGCTATCTGTAAAAAAAGTTCGCGATTTTCCTGATAGCGGCGCCGAGCATATTCACGCCTTTCTTGTCGATGTTCCTGATTATATTGTCGATAGTATGCCAACAAATGCTCTTGGTTTCTCAGACGCCACTCTCGCGTATATTCATAAGCCTCTTCGCGCGTCTGGCTCATACATCACCGAAGGCATTAATGACGGCACTGTTAGGTGATGCAGTCATAGCAGCAACTATCATATCTACTTCGGCGAGTAGAATCCGCCACTCGCCAGCATTAAACTCGAGCATTCGCTTATTCGTTTGTAGGTCATCGTCAAGCTTTTCAGCCAGCTTTCGCGCTTCTTGGTAATACGGGTCCTTAGTCACGATCACGCTAACAGCTGCGTCTCGGAGCGTATCATTGGTATTGATCCGCTTCCCACCCTCACCTACTTCGTTTTTCGCCTGAGTCATTGCTTGCGCTTCGATCCCTGCTATCGTGCCGACTACTATTTCTCGAGCCAGCCGGTCATCCTGGATAGTCTTGCGAATCTTGTCGTTTGCTTCGTTAAGTTTTCGCAGCTCCTTCAGCACTTCATCACTTCGATTCATAAAATCAACCACACCCCTACCAACAACGTAGCGAGCCACGCGATACTCACGCAGACCACCGCGAATTTCATATCCTTTATGTCAGTTATGTAGCCATCCTTGTCTACGCTAGTGAACATGCCGATCCACGACGTCACGGCTGCAAGTCCAGCTAGCACAGCTACCAATTCCACACCATCCATATTTCACCTCCATTGTTCGTTACTTATCCTTCCTTTTAATACTATAAAGCATTGGTCATTTACGTGAGCGGTCTGATCGTTACCTCAACGTGCCGTTTGCCTCTTGTATTGCGGCCTCGGATCAAGGTTATGCCCAGGTCTAGCTCAATAGCCCGAAGCGCCCTGCTGAAATCACGGATTGTTACACCGTCAATCAGCGCCCAAGCAGCGTCGTATCGCTTCACCCATCCTCTATAAGAACTAAAGACTGCCTGCATCGTAGACGGCGTTTCATTAGTGGGTATTATCGCGCACTGATACCTGATGTAATAAGCAAGGGAGTTGACCAACTGTTCACCCGTCGCTATCATTTTTCACCTAACAACGCTTCTCGCAATACTACCTCAACTGCAGTCGAGAACGGCAACATTTTGTCGGTAGCGATCTTTCTAATCGGCTCACTCAGCTCCGGTTCAAGCCACATATTTACGTTAATGCAACCCGCATCGCGCTTGCTTTGTTTCCACTGGCGTCTTGCCTTGGTATTCGATACATTGCTATACTTATTCGTGGCTTGCATTCTTTTCTTCCTCGTCTTCTAGTTCCGCTGCGGCAAGCAGTTCCGCGTCGTGCTGCTTATAACCATACATGATATAGCGGTCGGTCTTTGCCGCTAAGTCCCTAGCTCTGAGTCGATCAACCTTTTTTTCTGTAGACATGATCCCCCAACCAATCAACGATATCGGCTATCAAAAACAAGTAGACAAAGACCGGCGTTAGCAGGATCGCACATACAAACTGGCAGCCGCATTGGAACCTCGTCTCGCCTCTTGGTGCTGCCGGCATGCAATGTTCACATTCGGCACTCCCTCGCATGCTGCAGCCCTGGCACGCTCTAACCATTTCAGTTTCAATCATTAGATCACCTTTACCTCCATCAGACAAAAGAAAACAATTAGCAGCACCAGCGCCGCGATCGCAAGCCATCCTACCCACACCGGCGTAGGATGTTCTATTCGCTCCTCGGGAACGCCGGTCCCGATCCGATCCACAATCCAATCGTAGTCTTTGTCAGTCATTCGTCACCCCCTACGAACTCAGCTAGACACTCTGGATGCACCTCATACTCTTTGCCATCAAGAATCCCACAGTAGTATGGTTCGCGCATTTTTATCTTCTTGCCGCATTGACTACAGATCATTTCTTTTTCCCGAGAAACAGCCAATCCGCAAGGAGTTTCATCTGTTTTCGTTCTTCGTCTGTGATGTTCGCGAAGTTAACGATGTATGTCGTTACCTCGCCGTCAGGGGACGTATCCTCTTTCATACTGATTATCATTTAGTCCTCGGGCCAGCCGTGTTTGTCGTAGTATTGTATCAGATACGCCCCGGATTTAATGACGGCTGCTGCTTTTTCTTGCGTGTCCTGATCGCCGTTCTCGCCCACGTGTTTTACATCTTCCAGAAAATCCACAAGCTCCATTCTGTTCATTCAAGTATCACGCTCACTAACTGGCTTAACAATTCAGGCTGCGCTTCTTTAGTGGTCCCCATAAAGTTGACCTTGCCGCCTGGATATTTCTCTCTCTGCGCTGGATCGTCTGCTATACAGAAAAGGCGCTTGAGATATTCCGCGTTGAACTTCATCGGCGTTCCGGAGCTTTCATAGTCATTTTTTTCTCCGGCAAAAACATTTTTGAACTTGCGAATGTTCCGCTTAAACTCTGGCGTCTTCTTTATCATAAAGAAATGGATCACTCGTTGTTCGCCGTTCGTGAGCCCTACAAATATCTTGAAGGCTGCCATTTGCTTATACAGCGCACGACCTAACAACCCTCGCCACATAGGAGCATCATCAATCGGCGCCATTAGTAGTACCCATCCCTCCTTATGCAACTCCATCACGCGATCTTTAAGCATCTGTTCTCCAAGTTCTTTTTGATACGGTTCCATCGCCATTATCGCTTCAAAATCCTTTTGCGTGGCATCGTCTATGACTACTACGCGACCGCCAAACTGCTTATTCAGATACTCAACGTCCTCGGGGAAATAATTCTGTTCGTGAAATATCCCCGCTTCCATTTCAGTTTCAGTTTCACTCATTCTTCCACCTCCAACACGATAATTACACCATTCGCCTTGCGTTGAACCTGCCAATCAATCCTAAGTTCAGGATCATACGCAAGTGACTCAGCATCGCCCGCTTGCATTGCGAGGATTCTGCAGATTTGCTCGGAGCTTAGCTTTAAAGCGTAAGACTTCTGCATTAGATCACCAAGAAAACCCATATCAGCCACGCCCAACCCTGGCCGAGCAACCAGCCAACTAAAGGCCATGGAACCAACTGAGGATAAACCATGTCAATACCGCCCTTTCATTGCTTCGATTATCTCGTCAAACGCATCCCAATCAGCGACAGTCACGGTGATCGTTGGCATTTCCTACATACATATTGAACGATCTGACGGTCCCGATAATCTTCCCGTTACGTTCGACAGTTACACCCGCCGGAACATCCATCTCCATCTTTGGCCTCCTTGATATCAAACGTAGTTATTACATACAGTAGTTTATCGTCACGGTCGCGCACCTCGAGCTGAACATCGTTTTCCAGAAGCTCAAGTTTCATCTGATCTGGCACGCTCAGCTCGAAGATCAGCTTTGCTACCTTTGAGGTGATCTGAGCAGTATGCAACTCATCGCGCACAATCTCTCGGATCACCTTTTCCGCATCCCACGCGCGCTGTGCCAGCTCGCGCTTCATCGACCGCGCCGGCCCGCTATGCTCACTGATGTACGCTATGATCTCCGCGAGTGGTCGCGTAAAAACTGGCTCACTCCTCGCTGCCAGATTAAGAATCATCTCTCTGACCTGTTCCAAAATCTCCGTATCGTTCATAAACTCCTCCCTCGTTCGTTTAAACTAAACCGATGGCCCTTGCCGTATTTCGTCGTGATAATAACACCCCGCATCTTGAGACCATGCATAAACTTGTAGATTGAGCTTGTGTTGTAGCCTAACTCCGTCGCGATCTCAGGAACCGTCACAGGTTCCGTCTTTGTCCGCAGCAAATCCCACACCTCGACCTGGCTCATTCTTCTAGCCCCAACTCTTTAGCCATTAGCCCGAGCATCAGTCGCGCCATCCTCCACGAGGCTGCGTCCTTGATCTTGAAGGGAGATTTACAATACTTGGGGAACAGCACGCAGCCAACAGTATGCGCGTCTGGAAAGGGCATATACTCCCGCCTTCGTTCTGCGACGCTCTCGGTTATGCTGAAATCAGGCGCCACTGGAATGAACTGGCTTGGCCCCTCCTTCGCCTGCACTTCAATCGTCGGCACTTCGTCCGGATAACTTGGGGGACTGTTCTTCTTTGCCTTATAATGTCGCTGCCTCAGATCCGGATACTTTCGGATCACAGCCGAGTTTATCTGTGCCGGAAAAAGCTTGCCCTCGAATTTGATATTAACTAGCTCGGCCACTTCCTGCCATTGCTTGCCTTGACGTCGTAGGTCAGCCGAAAAATCAAGTATCTCGTCACTAATCACCCATTTATCTTTCTTAACTCCTGCCATATTCTTCACCTCCTTACTAATCGTCACTTTCACATGATCGCCTGGTTCACAATCATCTTCTATTTCAATTTCAATCATCGGATCGTATGTTTTAGAAACCCAAAATTGACAATACTTAATCTTCTTTTCTATAGATGCAGTGATGTGCTTATGGGCACATTCGCTCGGATCGTTCAGGCAGCTTTCACACGTTGGGGCTGCGGTTGCTTCCCAAACTCGTTCGGTGCTGATGTTGCAGAATGAATGGAATCTCTTCAGCATGAACTGTGAACAACTAGGACATTGGTATATCTTGCTCAAAATCGCCTCCATATTGGACGATTTTTTATTTTCTCACGCCAGACTTTCGCGTCTTCAACTACGTCTGGATTCCAGCTTTTAAAGTCCATTAAATGCCCAAGGAACAAATGGTGATTCGCCGGCTTCGTGCAGAGCGTAATTAGATTGCTCGGATCAAGTGTCAGCTCCTTATACCATTGCGTTGGTCGGATGTGATGGGCCTCGAGGTTCCTTCGTGTATCGCACGCAGCACATCGGTTATGTTCTTTCAGGTGTTTGCGCCTCAGCTTCTCCCACTTCGGATTCGGAACGGCTATTGACGCAAGGAGAAGCTCATCCGCTTTCACTCGTCATCTCCTTCCTCCCACGGCCTCGCTTTGCCATCGTGAATTGCTTCCATAATGTTGACAGGATAACAACAGCGGCTCAAAATATCAGTGTAGTCGCAATCGAAGCACCCCTCTACGACCTCACGATTCAACGGACACCGAACCTCGTCAGCGAAGTGGTGCGAAATCCCTATCTTGCTATCGTGAATCTCATGCACTCGTCGCGAGACGTAGCACTCTTTTTGACATTCGATTATCTCTTGGCTATCTCTAAACTCGCTCATGGTTTCCACCCATACCAATTCTCTGCCTCTTCCTGATACAAAATCCCTCTTTTAATCTGTCCGGCAATCTCTCGGTAAGCTTCGGCTTCCCATCCGCGCACTCGCATATGTGCGGGATTGACACAGTTCGGCTTTCCGCAGATCATTCTAATTTGTTTTGACGGTAAGAACTCATACTCCATGAGATAAAGCAACCGCTTAACCAAAACTAGACGCGGTTTCCCGTCTTCCGTTTCTCCTGGGGCAAGTCGAATGAACCTGTTGGTGTTAATCGGTTCCCGCAGCATCCAGTCATTCGGTGTGTAGCATCCGACGGTTCTACTTTTCACTTTGCGAAGAATCCCTTTCCGATGCTCAGGTGATAATGCTGTCTCGGATAGCTCAAATAGCTTAGTCATCAAAGGATAGAAGGCGCGAGAATATTTAAAAGTATCGAAATTATTGCTAATATATAATCCAGTCTAGATGAAGTGCCGAGGTAGGAGGAAGCATACTTCCGTCGATACCTTTACGTTAATGAGAGACAATGTAGGCAGGAGAACTATTTTTTAAAATTAAGTTATAATATCATCCTAGCCGAGCATCCGCACAAATGCACCAAATATATTAGCGAAACTTCTAACACTTTTAAAACTTTTACAAGTTGAACCTTACACTCACAAAGAAGAACTGCCAAAGATCAAGAACTTAAAGAGTTGCGTTCAATGCTCGAGGAGCTCATGCTACCTTTTCCTGCTTCGTTCGCATAGAGACGCCTACGTTGACCCTACGAGATGTCTAAGTTCTGTGAAGGAGCGCAAGAGCCGGTCTATGATTTCGTCTTGTTTTGCCGAGAAGGCGGTAACTATTTCGGGGATTTTCAGCGAAAACGAGAGATAGTTATTCCGCGTAGCAGCCACGCCTTGCTCTCCAAGTTGACCATGCCAGAAGAAACGATCCCCCGGCATCACATCGAACCCGAAAGCCGCACCTTTGAATCGGTGATCTGTCGGTTCCAGGTCCGGATCATCCTTCGGATCGCCATACACAAGGACCTTACGAGTCTCGATGTAGCTCGTCCACTCTTCAACTTTTAGAACACCAACGCCTTTGACCTTTACACTCATCCCTGCGTCTGCATCCTTCGCAATCATGTTGGCAATATCATTTACCAGCCAGACAAGGTGACGATCAAGGCGCACCCTTTCGTTGACCTTGCGATCATAGAACGCCATCTTTTCTGCATCCATCACGCCAGTTGTCTCAAGAATAGCCTGCACTTCTTTAAGGTTGCCCGCTTTGCAGGCCGCCGCTAAAGCAAAGCAGTCATTCTCACACAGCGTAACGTTTCCTTCCCGCCTCTGGCGCCTGTAGATACTTAGGTAAGCATTGAGGTGCTTCTTATTCCGGCGCTGCCATCTCTTGAGGACTTCCGGATTCTTTGACGGCATGTATTCCACGCTCCTCGTCGGTCTTTAGGATTTTCCATAAAGCCTCATCGTTTTTGCACTTAGGGCATCTTAGATAAGCCCACTGGCGATATTTAAAACCATCCAACACGTAGCCAGCCTTTGAATCACCGTAGTCGTAGGTTTCAAGGTCGCACCCTTCGTACAGCATCCCACAGAAACAACGATCCCGCTTGAGATGCAACATCACATACTCCCGCAGCTCAAGCAAAGCCACGGCAGCTTTCTTCGGATCGACGATCGTTCGCGGTAAGGATTCTTGCCGTTCCTGTTCTTGATCTGCCTGAATCTTAGCCCAACAGATAGGGCCAAAACCTCGGATCACACTCTCTGGAACCTTCAGCGCTCGGTGACAACGGCCACAAATCCCCTGCATCATCGGCTGTCCATCGAGTGCAACTTGTCTAATCGGTATCATTCATTCGCTCCCGCAACGTCTTCATTTTTCGACCTCCGTTTCATTTCGGCGGCTTCCCACGTTTGCATCGCCAGCACCTCAGCAAAGTCATACGCTTCAGGTGTAAAATGATCTGGCCACCCCAAGATATGGAACAATGTGCGCCACGCATCGGCAGGTGCGCCTATGTATTCATAGTCGCGTTCAAGTCGAGCCAGTTGGCCCAATGTAAAGCCTTTCATTTTTCCTCCCATTCATCGCGCCGTTCTTTAAGCCGTTCTTGTATGTCTATCCGTCCGTTTTTCACCGGAGGCTTCAGAGCATTCAACAGCTCAGACAGTTTAGGAAACATAATCATGATCCCCTCTTGTGTTTCTCATACCAACCGTCACCATAAGCGCCGTCATAAATCTCCTTTGGACTCTTTGCTTCGCAGCGATGGTTGCACGTTCCGTCGCAGCACTCGCTATAGAAAACCCAATGATGCAGTTTAGTACACCACGTATCGCCGTCCGGAGCGGGAAGACTGTTCATCGTCGCCTCCTTGCCATTCGCTCAGCTAGAATCAAACTCCATCTCGCCTTACGATTAGGAACGGCGCGGTATCTAGCTACCGATTTCGCCGCTCTTTTTAGAAAACTCATACGTTCACCCCGTTACTGTGTGCGTAACCTTGTGGCTGACTGTTCCTTTTGCGGTCGTCGTGTCAGTTGTCGTTGTCTTCGTCGTCACGCCGCCAGACTTCACGCTATCAGTGTGCGTTTGCGTAACGGTGCCTTTGGCGGTCACGCTTGTTCGATCTGAACTCGTTGTTGTAGTCTTGCTCGCCGCTGGCGTAGAAGTTGAAGTTGAAGTTGAAGTTGAAGACGCAGCCGGAGTCGTCGTTGTTGCTGCGGCCGTTGCTGGCGTTGTAGTCGTATCTGACTGGTTTCCTTGTGGCCCATAAATAGGTGCGCTAGCCTCAAATGCGGCAGCACTATCAGGTGCTACCGTCGCGTTCGTCACATTCTTTATGTTCGGTGTGTTTAGGTTCGGCGGCACGACAGAAGCAGGCGCAGCACCGGCAACATACACCATCGTAGTCGCAGGCGTTCCGTCAGGAATCTGAGCTTGTGAACTCGCAATCAAATTGCCTAGGATCACAGCGCACGCAAGCAAAGAAAGAAGCGCAAGCAGCGTGAGCTTGCGCCTATCTCGCGGAGTAAGTTCTATCTGAACTTTCATTATCGAAGCACCTCGCGGAACTCACCAATACAAACAAGCAGCTCTTTGCCGCCCTCAGTCTCTTTAACCTTAGCCATATCGCAGCTTTCGCACAAGTCTTCAAGCTCGTAGAACTCAATATTGTCTCGCTTACAAAGATATGTTGTCATTTAACATCCTCCATCCATCGGGTCTAGCGGCTCGATCCATTGGCCGCCGAGACAAAGTTGTTCGCACTCGAAGCCACTCAAATACCAGCCTTCGAGAACATCCTGCATTTCAATCCGGCAATATCCTCTCTGGAATTGCCGAAGCGCAGCGCCGCACTCTATCAACGCATATAACTGTTTGAACTGGCTTGGGGAATACCCTTTGCGATCTAACAGCACATTCATATCTGAGATCACAGCGGTTACGTCAGTCTTTGGTGCTTCAAACCGAGGCTCGGCAGAAAACAGAAGATCAAAACCGGCCCGGCATATCAGCTTACGCGGATCATCACCGAGAGATGTTTGAGACGTCAATGTGTCAGTTATGATCCTCACCCTCGCCTCGCGCCTCTCGCGATTATCTTCATCAATCGTCGAGTGGATAAACCGCCTGTTTGCTTGGTCGTCTTTGATCCCCAACACGCTCGAAACCCAAACGGCTCTCGGCCCTTTGACGGTCAGGTTCATAGACTTCTGGCCGCTTGTAGCCTTATGCGTGTAAGAGCTAAACTCATTCAGTTCAGCAAACGCTTTCAGCGCCGTGAAGGCTTTTGAATCGGCGATCTCAGTGATACAAATTATGCAGTTCTTGAAGTGGTCAGGGTTCATAGTCCAGCCGTTCTTAACTCCCGGCACCGGAACGCGCATCTCATAATACAAAACCTGCGGCGTGACGGACGAATAAAGAACCACGTTCTTAACTGGCAAAATCTTAGCTACGTTCTCAATGAGATCATTCTTGCCGCTGCCTGTCTTGCCGGTCATCGCGAAGTGCAAGAGCGCTGACTTAGAACTGAAGCTCGCTCGCAATGCTCCGCGAAGCAAAAGTTGTCGCAAGTTACAATCTCCGGCGTGATATTCACCGATGATCTTTGAACAATACTGATGGAATGAACCATTCATCAGCATACGGTAAGCCTCGGCATAGATGATCGTTCTATTTCGATCAAGTGATGTGCCGACTAACCGTTCAACTTCGCGGATCGCATACTGTTTGCGCTGGTCAACGGTTCGCTTTTGCAGCTGCACTTTCTTGAACGGCTCAAAAGCAGCAATCTCGCGGATCAAAGGGTCGGACATCGGTTTCATTGGTTTCGCAACCGGCTCAACTATTGGCTTAATTGGTTCGGGCTCAGGCTCATACGGCCCAAAGACTAGCTCTTCCCAAATCTCGCCGTTAATTACTTTCTGTATCGTTTCCAACATTGACCTCACCTTTCATTTTCTCTTTCGCCTGATTCGTTTTGGTAGCTATCGACGCTTGGTATTCAGCGTTTAATTCAGGGTGAACTGGGAGTCCCGGATTGTTCGCAACCACGCACCGCTCGCAATGCTTTGTGCAAAGGCAGTAATGTTCTCTGTCCTTCCAGTATCCAAGCTTGCAGTTCTTAACTTGTTCTTGGCTATACAAACTATTGCACTTTTTCATACAGCAAAACCTCCATTTTAGAATTTCAAACCCGCCAGTGCTTCCAATGCCGAACCGCTGCTAATCATGTCAGAGTTACGGTCATCTTTTACCCTCGTCGCTGTCAAGTCAGCAGTCCAACCTATATTTTCGACCGAGCCGAGTAGAATCTTCACCAGTTTTCGTCTCTCTTTGAATTGATAGAGACAAATTCCTGACAAAAGTTCTTCATTGCCTACCTCGCAAGCCGAGACGAAACAAAAATAATGCTTCAGGTCTTTACTCGGCTTACCTTTCGGTGCTTTGTAATATGTCATGCTTTGCTTCCAGATTCACAAGTCCTTCCACCAACTTACTCAGTGACGAAGCCGAACCATATTTTCTCTGAATGTGAGTTACAAAATTCTCGGATTCGCTTTTTTGTGAAAAATTTTCCATAGGATTTTCCTCACTTTCTGGCCCATCGCATGATTATTTTTTGAATCCTGATTATTTCTCTGAGCGTTTTGTTTTCATTGTATTGTTCTTTATACGCATTTGAGAACAGTTCAGCTCTTCCGTATTCTCGCCAATATGACTCTTCTGAAACTTTCATTTTAACCTCCCTTTGGCCGCTTCGCCCTATCGGAGCCGACATACAAAGAAAGTGAGGCTTACGCCTCTAAACTTCCATCTTGAAATTTGAACAAAACGCCTTTTAGGAATTTTGCATCGTTCTCTATTGCCTTTACCAGTCTAGCACATTCCACAGCGGCTTCTTCAACACCCAACCAATAATCATCAACATTCGGATCGGGGTACTGTTCATAAAGCAAATTTATATCGTAGACCGTTTGCTGTAACGAATCGCGGGATTCGCGTAGTTTCGCACCAAAAGACTGCCACATTTTCAAGCCTCCGATTTTGCTTCGCCGCACACTTCCAATGCTCTCGCTTCGCCGTAACTGAATACCCAAAACTCACGGCAACGCGGACAGCATTCCGGCTGTTCTAGCATAGCATCGCACTCGCCAGCATTGCACATCGAATCGCAATCGGTTATAATTCCGTGCTGGTCAACTATCGAGCATTCTTGCGCTTTAAACAACGCTTCATCGTCGGATACACAATACTTGACAAAGACCGAGCGGCCAGTGGCGGCTCGGATTCGCCCTTGTAAAACTTCAATCTCAGTTTTTATCTTCATCTTCCTTTGTCACCTCGTATTTTAGAAGCGGATCGCCTGTCGGCCTATCTTCCGGTTCAACTTCAAGTTCTAAACTTGCTTGCTTCGTCGTATCTAAGACTGGCGCAACCCAATCTCTCTCGCTTTTCCGGCTCTTCAAGTGATAACCGCCTTGATAAGCCGACCGTTTCTTACGCAGTTCTAATGCCATCTTCAATTATCCCCCATTTGTCGGAGCCCTCTATTTGATATTCAGGGCATCGAATCTCGCCATCATAAACAGCGGCTTCACAGCGATTCGCGCACAGGTCGCACTCATCGGATTCGCAATTCTGGCATTTACAACAGCGATCAAGCAGCTCATTCCAGAACTTACAATTTCTCAAGCATTTAGGCATACTCATAATGAATCGACTCCTTAGCGGCTCGGATTCGCTCTTTTAGCTCTTCTGAATCCGGTTCAAGTGTAGTCCAGCTATCTTCATTTGAGTGATAGCATACTATCTCGTTTTGTATTTCAAGCATTTTCAAAACCTCTTTTGGCCTCACGCTCCACTAAGGAAGCGGTCATCGTTTACGAAAAAAGGAAGGATTGAACCTTCTATTTCTCTTGTGATCTTGCTATTATCTATAGCAAGAAACATAGCGCCGAAAACGGCCAGCCAATAATCGGGATGCAGAAAAAGAAAATGGCCATAATTAAAACGACCGTTGACTTCCGCATCATATTACCGGCAAAGATTGTATAGTCGCCATCGTCTTTCATTTTGACCTCCTTAAGGGTCGCGCGTGACGTGAACTATCTTGTCTGTTTTCGCGTCAATGTAGAATTTTTGATACTTAATCTTGCCGAGTGCAAGCCAGTAAGCTTCATATTTCACGCACCCGTCTAGTTCACAGTCCGTGTATTCTCGGATCGAAAGATACGCCACTACCGCAGGCCGCGTATCATGGTTCGTCGTGCCGTCCCTCACCCATTTCGCAATCGCGGCAATATGCTTCGCGTTCGTTGCCTTTAACATTTCAGCTCCTCCACTACATACTTGACTTCTAATTTTAGAAGTCCCTTTGCTTCGGCTTTCTCTCGGTAAATCTCGTTTATCATAATTGCGTCCCAAATCTTGTTTGACAAACGGCCTCCATTGATAGAACCGATTGTCAGCGACGCGGCTAGATCATCAAGCCCCTGTAAAGTGGCTTTGATTTCTTTGAATATCTCTTCGTTTGTTTTCATTTCGGATCACCACGGAGTAGGACGGTCAAGTTGCTCACGTTCCAGCTCGTTTCGAGCCTCTTCAAGTGCAAGCTCAAGTCTCTCGCACCGTTTAAACAGATCAAGATTCTCACCGGATAGACGGCTTACTTCTTTTGACAAAGCAAGCCTCACGGTAGCGTTCTCAAGTTCTAAGTCTTCAACTTGACCTGATAGTTCATCAACTGTGCTGCAATCATCGGCGCAGCTTCCGCCGCAATTAATTTCTTGATATTTTAACATCACATCTTCATTCATAATTTAGGCCTCCGATTTCTCAGCTTGCCAGTTTATAGTAGTCAGGCTCGCCTCAAGTGCTTCTTTGAGTGTAGACTTAGGAGCTTCTAAATGCTCGGATTCAACGCTGAAAGTCTCGCCAGCAGCTTTAGTTGCGATTAATGCTTCCATATCAGCTTTGAACGTGTCAGTGAACTTCGACATATCAAGTTCATCGACCGAACCCTGATCTATAATCATCCTTGCGAGCTTCAGTTCATCCTCGGATACTTCCGGCTCAGTCACGGCTAGCTCTTCAATATCTCTAAGTTCATCGAGATAATTCAAAGAAGTTAGCAATAGGCCTGACTTGTAAGCCTCAATCGCGCACGTATATTCTTTTTCGCGCATCGTGAACGTTCCAATAGCGATTTTACCACATTCGCGCAGCGCATTTCTCAATAGGAAAAACGCTTTGTTATCTTGCTTTTTGTCGACCCCCAAGAAATAATGCGAACCAAAATACAACGAGTCTATTTCAAACCTCGGAACAAACTCCTTAATCTTGATTGCGCTCGACTTTTCCGGTCGGATCATCTTAATCTCGTCAGGCGTAACGGTCACGATCTGACCGCCTTGCGTGACGCCTTTAACAATATCCTCTTTTGCTACTTCCTGATCGCAAACCTCGCACCATTTCTTTTGACGGATTCGACCGCCATCGGCTGAATGATGCATGTGCATTTCAAACTTCTTTGCTTCAGTGGCTGCATACAATTTAACCGGCACACTCACCAAACCGAAGCTTATCGTAGCACTTTTTATAGCTCTCGGCATTTTGAATCATCTCCTTTTATTCAAGCCAGCTCAAGTTTTGAACCTTGTTAAGCCGACATAAAAAAAGAGAGGATTTTTGTCCTCAATTAACCCATCAGTACATATCAATCGCCGATAATTGTTCAGCGACCGAAGTTTTCTCAGCCTCATTTTGTAAGCCTCCGGCATTTTCAGCGTCGGGGCTCGCAGCTCTTTAGCTTTCTCACATAGTATAGCTGTATCGTTCATTGTCATTTTTCAAGACTCCCAAAAGTTTACTCATCTCCATAAGTCCCAAAATAGGCCTCATACTCATCTTTTTCGTCTTCGGCGAGTCGTGCGTTGTTCGTTTCAATCTGTGCGCATAACTCCGTGTTTTCGAGGACTAAAACGTCCCTCCAAGTAGGATTTTTAAAACATTCTGAGTAACAACTCATAGTTTCTCTCCAAAAGTTCAACGTCTCCCAAGTTTTGAAACTTGAAACGGTCAAAAGACCGCATAAGAGACGATTAAAAAAGAGAGAAAAAGCCCCAGAAATGCCAATAAATGAGACTTTTTACTTTCGAGCACTGCAAGGTTCACGACGTCGGTTATTCACTCTCATACTTGGCGACACCGACTTAAAGCCACTCTTCTTAATGCCGGTCAACTTCCTACTTGAAAGACCGCACTTTCCAAGACTTGAAAGCCGCATAATCTATTCCTCCAAAAAGTCACAATCAATAAAATCGTTTTTCTCATACTCTTCGTACTCTTCAATTAAGCGCACAATTTCCTGTTTGTAGCTCATATTACGCACCTACGATCAAACTTAGAATATTAACCGCGCCTTGTGGCGTAAGTCCGCTAATGCCGATATTGTGCAGCAGTGCGTAGTTAATCACATACAACAATACAACATTCAAAAGACCACTAAACATAGTTCCATTATACATATTGATTCAACTCCGAGCCTTAAAGCATTTGAAGCTTTCAAAGGCCCATAAAAAAGTAGGGATATACTAAAGTCAGATCATCCCAAAGATCGTATATGAACTTCCTCGATACTTGATAAGGTCGTTTCCCATATCTGCTAACAGTTATCGCTTATCGTGTTAGCACATCAAGCAAGTCTATTTCCTACGTGCTCTCTAGCAGCCATTGCCCCATTGCTCCCCTCGCGCGCCTTAATTAAGGTTATCGCGCTACCCTACTCACATACTGATTCAATACGACTCAATGCCGCGTTTACTGGTGAGCGTTTCCGCTTTGGTTCTATTCAATGGCCCCTAAACTTCAGAGTCGAGCTTTCAACTCGCACCCATAGATTCGACCAGATCAGATTCGCTTCTGGTATTGGTATCGTCCGAGTGTTTGACTCTTGCATTAACATACCATACTATGATTTGATACTATATAAAGCTAGTATATATGACGTGATTGATAGATCGATCAGAGCAAGCAACGAGCATTGAATGATGATAACTGATATAATCCTAAGTTGTAGATAGAAGCCATATTTACCCTTTTTGGCAAATCAAAACGTCAACTCCCCGTACGATTTCTATTTCGGCATTTAAAGACCGTCCTGCCAATCTCTCATATCGTGACTCTTATCATCTTAGAGTTATATCGTAAATTGTGTCGTATTGTAGAATCAAATCTAAACTTACGAGTGATGAACTTGCATTGATTAGCACAAAAAGGTTAATATGAAGCAAGCCTATATAAAGAACAATGACTAAGCGCGAGCCTTTCGATCTTCAACGAGTGAATCTATGTAAGAACTGCGGCATCAACGAAAGAGAAGAACCTTATGGTTGGTGTTCTTCTTGTTTAGACCAACCAAGAAAACCATTTGACAACGAGCAACCAAAGCGCAAGATAAAGAGTGATAGGGCCAAATCTCGACAAGTGTGGAGAATTGCCAACAACAAAACAATCCCTAAAGGTTGGCATATTCACCATATAGATGGCAATGCAATGAATAACGAACCATCTAATCTAGTATGCATCACTCTAGAGAACCACATCAAGATACATCAAGATAAAGGAGATACTGCCGCAGTCATCCTATTAAAGAAGAATAACACAACCCGACTAGACTAATGGTGTTCTTGCCTACTTGTACAATACATTAACACAAGCCGACTAGACTATATAAATAGATATGAACTGATTCACTATTTGCGAAGCAGTTAATCCAATGAGAATAGATCGAGCCTTCACGATGGCTCACTAGCTACTGGTCGCTAGGTAGTCATTTTTACTGAACCTACCTAGACTTTGCGAAGCAGTCAAAGGTGAGCCTTCGCAAAATGCCGCCAGCCATTCCGAGAATCAACAAAAGTCTGGAATTATGGGCAACTCGAAAATTTCTATAGGAGTGGGAATAGATGTGCTCCAATCTCTTTTTCCACCAATCTCCTAATATATAAAGATACCTACGGCTAAAGCTATTTTTGAACCTTAATTACCAAAAGAGGGCCGTCAGTTAGATAGTCCAGATTTTTTTCGAGGCTTTTTTCCCCGATTCTGGTTCCAATCATTCATCAAAGACGTCTGGATTAATCTAGCCCTGTTGATCTTTTTTGAAAATGAAACTGAAAACATAACCATCAGAAGGAAGGAAGAGCCGAACACAAGAAAAGGTGAGGCCAGCGTGTTCGGCTCTCTTAGGATTGCCCTCCTCAACAAAGCGCAATCCTTAGGTGTGGTCTTCCGCTAGTTGCGAGTGCTGCTGAAGCACGTAACGCATTCTTGTCTAGGTATTTAATACTTTTTAAAATTAGTGCCACACCGTTCATCTACGAGCCTCAAGGAACGCATCACGGTTGGTTGCGACGAAAACATTTGCCACCATGGGACTTCTAATGCCCTCGTCGCTGATAGTAAATCAACGCTCAGATTCTTATAGGTTTTTATACAACTCCGGTGCCTACGTCAAGTGTAGATGACAGAAGAGTCTAAAGAGCTTAATGATCCTTGGGATCGTCGAGATGACGAACCTACGAAGGCGTATGAATTATTTTGTTTTTTCCGTGATTATGGCCCCACAAGGACCTATACGGCTGTCCAGAAGAAATACTCAGGAGTCGAGTTTGACCTTCAACCCTCCACATTAAGATCATACGGCAAGAAACACGATTGGATTCGCCGGGCGGAAGCGTATGACGATCATATAATGAAGATGGAGCAGGTCCAAAACGAGAAACTAATCAAGAAATACAAGGCGAAGGCAATCAAGCGAGCTCAGAAACAGTTGGATAAATATTCGGATATGATGGATAATGAAGATGAACTGAATCTAAGCGCTCGAGAGAAGCGTGAGAGATACAAGATGGCGCAGGATACGTTTAATGATATCTTCCAACTCAAGAAGGAGAACAAAACCGAAGTCACTGGAAGCGTGACGATTGTGTTCGGGGATGAGGTTAAGGATGTTTAAAAAGATCGAGGTAAAGGGAAACGTCATTGATTATGTTCAGGAAGGAAATCGATGGGTCCAGCATTGGCCTGCGAACCGCCTTGACGAGATCACTTTAAGTTATGATATGGTTCTCGATCATGTCTGAAACCGATGTAGATCACGGTGATCCACCAACGGACGACGATGACCGGTGGGCAACGATATTCCGGTATTGGATGCACCACACGGAAGAAGAGGTTAAGGACGTATGAGCCCTCCGAAAGGCGAGACTCCGGCGTCAACGTATTACAAGAAATGGGTTGCAGATAGAAAGAAGATTTTCGTTTCAAGTGAAGATCACAATTGGATGATGAAACGGGCTGGAATGTTGCAGGCCGTGGATGGTAAAAGTAAGTCTATGGAAGACGTTGTAGCGTGGATGGTGCAATACATTCAGAGGCGTGAAGATGTTTGAATCTGACTTGGAAGCACTTAGAGACGATTTGGTGGAAGCATTAGACCCGTTATTTCGCTCGATAGAAGTTGTAGAAAGAGCAATAGGTGAACTAAAATGGAAGTATCGTATCTTAATGTAGTGGTGACAATCATTTTGATTGTTGAGATATTGATCTGGTTAGGGATCAGGTGAAAACAAATGGCAAAGAAAGCAGCTAAGGTTCCGGCGAAGCCTGCAAAGGCAAATAGCAAAGCAAACTTCGGTGCGCGGATGGCCGCAGCGCGAGCGGCTAAGAAAAAGGGGAAGTGAATTAACGATGGCACGTGGAAAAGTAACGGTTGGAAAGAAGCAGACTGTTAGACAAGGCAATGCAGCGGTTCCTGGTTATTCAGCAGCAGTCGCATCGGGATCAGCTGCGTCGGACGCCGGTTTCCAGAAACCCGTTAGCGCCAGTCCGGCAGCGGTCGCAACGGGTGCGAATGTAAGCAGCGCACCAATCGTCGGAGCTGCAGGCGCAGGAACGCCGTCAATGAAAACCGGCACGCGCACAAAGCCAGTGCAAGGACCTGTGCCAAACATCGGCGCGAGGACTAAGGTCAAAGGCGGTAAGGTTCCGAACACCGGAAGCATCAATCGTCCGAAACAAGGCCCAGGGCCAAACGTAGGAACTCGAAACCCCGCGAGAGCCGTTGGGACGCCGCCAAACGTAGGAACGCGCACAAAGCCAGTAACGAAGACTCAGCCGAATGTAGGAACGCGGACCAGACCTAAGTAATGTCATTCAAACATTCGATGGGACGCAACAACAAGGCGCGATGCAAGGACGGCAGTCACTTGGAGTATGAAATCATCAATGTAGACAAAGGCAGTAAAGACTCATATATGGCGTCCAACGAGTCGTACCACGGTGGATCAAATGATTCAGACTCCGGAACGGCTCACGTATTCTTTCGATTATCGTAAGGAACGAACCGAACCCGAACTGAAAGATGAATCTGTTCCGTTGAAACCCGTAAGTCAACCGTGGATGTAAATGTTTGAACACGAAGGCGAAGGTTGTGACCTGCGATGCCACCAAACGGCAGAACAGATTGCTCGTCGCTATATGGATAACTTACAGAATCTAATGCGTAATGCGGAAGGGATCACGTTGAAAGTCTATTACGAGGCTGCGTTCGCGCAGGAGGACAGATGACTGCAGACAAAGACGACCTCGAGAACGAAGACCGGCATATCCTGACGCTTGAAAACGAACTCGAAGCAACCGATGGCGGTCAGGACGAAGACGAGACCAACGAAGACGAGCCTCGAGACGAGGAAGCCTCAGAACAAGAGGATCAAAACGACGAAGGGGAGGGTTGATAATGCCAATTCAAAAGAAAGGTAAAGGTAAAGGACTGAAGAAGAAAGGCGCGAAGGGTGGTTACACTCTTACGAGTCCTAAGACTGGCAAGGTTCTTGCACAAGGATCGAAGGCAGCCGTTACCAAGAGAGCAAAACAGATCGCATTCTTTAGAAAGCAATAACGAGGTGAGCTTCTTTGGACAACTCTTCCGGATGTTCTTTCTCCGTTGACGAAAATAAGCTCGTATTAAGGGTTTCCAGAAGCGATTTTGGAATAATTAAGCAACATTTAGCGGATAATCAAGCGCGAGGCAAGAGATTAACGATAATTCGCATCGAAATCACACCGGAAAACGTCAAATTAAAGACCGTCCAGAAGGCCGTTGAACAACTTACTGGCAGTGTATTGCTCCGATTGGAATCTGATTAATCGTTTCCCGTAGGAAACACGTAATGGCAACAGCGAAAGGTCGGCGAATTAAATCGCCGTGGAAGAGAGATGAACGTGTAGATGGCGATATCGACCACATCGACCTTGACCTTGGCGATGACGACATTCCCTTTCAACCCGAATCACACGATATCGAGGCTCTGAAGTTAGGCGCAGAACCTCCTGAATACGGCCCCGAGATCATTGGCCGTGAAGTAAGGCCTCGTGCTTTTCCCCAAAAGAGTTTTCTTCCATTTTTCTTAGAGAAGCGACGCTATCTAGTGGCCGAAGGCGGTGCAGGTGCTGGCAAGTCAGTCGCCGCGGCGCAGAAAGTCATAATGAAGTCGCTCAAGTATCCTAATTCAATGACGATCGTAATGCGAGCGTGGTCGCCACGGTTGCGCGTTACGGCTTACCGAATGCTCATTCAGATTTTGAATGAGAATCTGATCCCGTATCATCCCAACAACACCACTATGAAGATCACGTTCGAGAACGGATCAGTCATACAAGGAATGGCGATCGTGGATTCTCAAGGCGGTGAGGTTGCAGCCTCAATCAAGTCCCTTACCGATATCTCAGGGATGTGGATTGAGGAGCCGACAGAGCTTTCACTTGAAGAATTTGAGATGATCCGGATGCGCCTTCGTGGCCGTGAACTTCCCGAAGGACAATCCCGACAACTTATCTTAACATTCAATCCTATCGACCGGAACCATTGGTTGCACGAACTGTTCTTTGACGCACAGGATCAACCATTGGAAGATGAAGACACAAGCGTTCGCCACTACACCTATAAAGACAACGAGTTTATTGATGAGGCTTACAAGAAATCCCTTGAGAATATCAAGGACAAGAACCGATTCAAGGTGTACACGCTCGGACTCTGGGGTGAACTCGGAGCGATGGTCTATGAGAACTGGGAGCCGTGGGGCTTCGAGCCGAGAGAGACGAAGTTCGATACGATCATCGGAGGTGCTGACTTCGGTTACTCGCACCCTTCAGCCTTCTGCGTGATGGGCATTGACGATGAGAACCACGACCTCTACGTCATTGACGAGGTGTATCAGCGCGAGGAGCTTAACCGAGACTTCATTGATTCAATCAAGTCCAAATTGAACGCGAATGGCATAGCCGAAAACATCCCTATTTATTGTGACTCGGCGAATCCTGCGAGCATCAAAGAGATGCAGATTGGCGGATTAAACGCGCAGCCAGCGCAGAAGAATGTCCTCGACGGCATTGGCGCCGTTAGGCAATATAGTATCAAGATTCATACTCAATGCGACCACTTCCTTTCTGAAATCGGCGGCTACCAACGAGCGAAGGATCAGGCGGGTAGAGTTATGGAACTGCCGAACAAGAAAGCAGGCTTCGATGATCTTATGGACGCTATGAGATACGGCGTCTACACTTTTTCCCTGACACGCCGGCTTTACAAAAGCATTATGCCAGGAGTCAGCTACGGGCGCGGACCCTACGAATACATTGACCAGTTGTGATTAACAATGGCACCTACTAAAAAAGCTACAGGCAAGAAGACTCCGGCGAAACGCCGAGCGCCAGGAGCCGGACGGCCTGCCGGTTCAATGGCTGAGATCGGTAAGCCAGGACTGCGAGAAGCTTATGGGTTCATCTTAGAAGAGTGGCTTCCTAAGTTACAGAACCGCAAGCAACGGCTTCGCACCTATAAGACTATGATGGGGACCGACGCCACGGTTGCGGCTGTCGGCAACGCTACGAAGATGGCTATCCATCAGGTCGAGTTTTTCATACAACCTGCCGGAACGCTTAGCGGCGACAAGGCCTTCGCAGACTTTGCTACTGATTGTATTTTCAATTCACTCGATATGTCGTGGCAGGAGAAGTTGAATGAGATCCTAACCTATCCTGATATGGGCTTCGGTTTGTTTGAGATGGTTTGGATGCGCCGCCCTGACGGCCACATAGGCTGGAAGAAGTGGGGATTCAGGCCACAAGAAACCGTTTACCAGTGGACATTCGACCCGACGACGCAGGAGCTCACAGGCTTCAAACAGCAAGTGCTTATTCCTGCATCAGAATTTATCGCTATCCCGATAGAGAAGTGCATTCACTTCCGCCACAACAGCACCAAGAACAACCCTGAAGGTGAAAGTTGGTGGCGCGGTGTCTATATGGCTTGGTACGCGAAACACAAACTCGAGCTTATCGAGCTTATCGGCATTGAGCGAAACGTAGCGGGACTGCCAGAAGTGCGAATCCCGTCCGAGAACTGGCTTTCTAAGAACAGAAAAGTGCTCAAGAAGTATCAGGACATTGCCGATAACGTTCGCAGAAATGAAGACGCTAACTTTGTTATCCCTTCAGATGTGTGGCCAGCAACCAGCGTCCCGATGTATGCGATAGGTCTTACCGGCGGCCAGCAACTTACCACACGTCAAACAGGACTTCCTACAATCCAGCCTATCCAAAGATACCAGGCAGAGATCGCTCGAGGACTGCAGGCTGACTTTATGCTGCTTCCAACAGGCGGTCCAGGTTCCTACGCACTCTCGAGCAATAAATCGAGTTTCTTTGTTATGTTTATCGAATCAATCTGCGATGCTATCTGCGAAACAATAAACAAGCAGGCGATGACGCAGTTGGCCGAATACAACGACTTCGGCGCAGTTTCAGGCATTCCGAAACTGGTTCACGGCAACGTCGCTAAGACTGAGGTTGATGACCTCGGCAAGTTGATGGCGAACCTCGTCAAGGCGAGCGCAGCGATTTTCCCCAACGACGACCTCTTGAATGCAATACTCGACGAGGCGGGACTGCCACACGTGGACACAACTGCGAACAACGAGATTGCCAACCACATTAAAGAAGCGATGGCAGCAGCAGCAGCAGCCACACCACAGCAGGCAGCGTGGGTAGAAGGGCCGACAACTAACGAGACGTCAGCGGACCTCGCAGGCACAACAGTCACAGCGGCAGAACCACAGGCACGCGCCGCTGCAGCGCCTCCGCCGTTGGCCAAGCCGACGCAGGCGCCTACTAAACCTAAACCCAAAAAGAAGGTAACAGCACGAACTAAGACGAGGAGGGCATAAGATATGTCGATTTCAGAACAAGAATTAGAGAAGGGCGCCCTGGATCAATCGCTCATTGCTTCAGTGAGCGTCACACCAGCCGTCCTCGGTAAGTTTTCGGACGCACAACTCGCTAAGGCGTGGGGAGCCTATAACGAATGGTTCGGCGACGCAATCCGAATGGATCAGCCAGCGCACGCATTCGTCACGCCAGGCGAGAACATTTACAACGAAATGAAAAAGCGTGGCTTGCGGATCAGCAACCGTATGCCGCTTTCTCCAATGTTCACCAATCCAAAAGAGGTGAATCTGCCGTTAGCCAAAGCAGGTATGCCAATGGCCTCGGCAGGAACTACGTGGGATGAGGGTGCCGCAAGAGCCGCACTTCGGAAATGGGCTACAAAACCAGATGGAACAGTTGATACGGCCAAGTACGGACAGGGCTTCTTGTTTCACGGCACCCCGTCAACTTTACTGACGTCATACAAATTCCCCATAGCGACAGTTATAAACGGGACACTTACTGCGGTGCCGAATGCGATTCGAGCGGCAAAAGGGCGCTTGCTTGGAAGCAGTATTCCTGCCGCTGCTAAAGCTCGAATCGCCTCAGTCCTGGCAGGTTATTCAAAGCGGCTCGGCTGGAACGATATGCACAAGAGCGCCGTGGAACCGCAAATACCAGTCCTAAAAGAAGGACAGCCACTCATAGCATTCGTTGAAGGTTCGCCGGATGAGACTGAGCTAAAACGCGGCAAACCAATGGTAGGCGTCGCGGGAGCGATGTTCGATACGAATTACCTCGCGCCGCTAGGATTGAAGCGGTCTGACGTAGCAATCCTGCATCAGGTTCCGGATATGCTGAGGGGCAAAGACGGCCACGCTCGCGGACCTAAACCTAATGAAGTCCTTGAATGGCAAGACAACCTCGCACAAGAACTTGACAACCTTGATCCGGACCTCACGATAGCGCTCGGCCAGGGCGTAGGCGACACTATCATGGCAGACTTTGTGCTGCCACATCCGAAAGTCCTCACGAAGATGGCTAAGTCTGGCTCTGTAAACCTCGCCGCTTCGGAGCTCGTTCGTAAGATTAAGGTAATAAAAGGAGTTTTAGCTGGTGGGATCGAGCCTCAGTTCGTGGCAATCGACATGGCGAAAGCCGCAGCGTTACCACTAGCGCACGAAGATATTGGCTGGAACGAAGGACAGGCACGCAAAACACTCAAAGCGTGGGCTAAGAAGCCTGACGGAACGATTGACACGGGCAAATATGGGCGAGCCTTCCTATATGATCCAGGGACCGGAAAAACAAGCGACATGAAATTCCCGATCGCTACGGTCATTGATGGTGTATTATTTGCTATTCCTGACGCCATTCGCGCAGCGAAAGAAAGGTTTGATCAGGCGCAGGGAATACCGGCTGCAGACAAAGCAAAGATAGCCGGACAATTAGCTGCTTACTCGAAGAAATTGGGCTGGCCGACCGGAACATCCGGTGATACAAATAGCACAAGTTCAAATATGAGTAAGTCCGCTACGTTATCTGATAACGAGCATCAATTCGGGCTGTTTATGGCCGATGCCCCTGACAAAAGGAACGTGGTGCAAGGGGTTGTTTATGCGCCGAACCAGCTGGATGACCAAAACCATTGGGCGCCCCCGGAAGTTTTGACAGACGCGGCACATTGGTATATGGAGCATTCGCAGCTGGCGGATACCGAGCACCAGAAACTGGCCGACGCACGAGTTGTTGAGAGTTACATCACGAGCCAACCTGAAAAGCTTGGAGATCGTGACATACCTGTTGGCAGTTGGCGTGTAGCACACAGCGTTTCAGACGACCTGAAAAAGGAAATCGACGCTGGAACCTACAAGGGTCAGAGCATGTTCGGGAGATTAGAAGGCCTCTACGGCGAAGCTCCGCCTGGATATATGGCGAAGAACACCGGAGATGTCGATACGATCCTGAAACTGACAAAGATACGACCGGCAACGGTCGGGTTCGTTGCACAAGCAGCGAACAAAATGCACACGATAGTAGCGACCTGTGAAGGCGCAGACTGCCCATTGAATTAAAAAATAGGAGAACATCATGGAAGACAATTTCATGGAGACTCTTCCAGAGTTGGACGCAACAGTTGACGCAAAGCTTACTGAACTCTTTGAAAAAGAAGGGACGAGTGAGCAGGTCCAGGAATATACACGCCTCGGCGTGCGTTCACTGGCACTTGGCGCTGACGAATTAAAGGGCGTCGTAGGCTCGCTGCCTCAACTACTTGGCGGCGAAAAACCTGCAGAGACTCCGGAAGTAAAGACAGGGATGGCAAAGAGCGGAAGCGAACTGCCTGATCTGGCAAACGTCCCGAAGGAAGCGAAGCCTTACGTCGAAATGCTTCTCAAAAAGAGCGCAGAGAATGAGAAGATCGCTAAAGAGGCGATGGCGAAGGCCGCTAAATACGAAGAAGAAAGACAAGTCGAAGTCTTCGGAAACAAGGCGAAGGATTTTGAGAACCTTGCGATTCCGGACCTCGCCAACATCCTGCGCGAAGTCGCGACCAAAGCGCCAGACGTCTACAAAGGTCTGGAAGACGGTCTTACCGGCACAAGCAAGCTGATGGCGAAGAGCATGACAGCAAGCAAGTCTTTCGAGGAACTTGGCAAAGGCTACACTCCTGACTCGCCGCAAGGCAAAGTTGATGCTATCGTAAAGCAAGCAATGGAGAAAGCCGGCGGCAAGGTCAAGAAAACAGCTCTGCTTCGTGAAGCCTACAATACTTCAGGCGCTTACGAAGACGAGATTGAGACGCGAAGGGGTCGAGCGTAATGGCAACTGAACAAATGGGCAATGTATATTCGATGCATGCAGATACGAGCATCTGCACTGCCGACATTACGAACCCAACAGGCCTCATTTACTCAGTCGTTCAGATCGACAGCAACGGACGAGCCGCTATCGGAGCTACAGCCGCGCCTTCAATGGGCATACTTCAAACCAACCCGCGAAACTTGGATGACATTTGCATGGTTATGACAACCGGCAAATCGTTCTACCTTGTGGGAGTTGGCGGAGCAATCCCAGGGTGGGCTATGGAAGCCTCGAACGATGGATCAGGAACCCTCATTCACGCAACTGGATCAAACCCAATCGTCGGTGTAGCGATGACTCAGCAAGCCGCTGGCGACATAGGCGAAGTTCTACTCGACAACAAGGGTCCAAGCCTCGGCGTATCCGCAGGCGCACCAGTGATTCAACCAGTGAGAATACCACTCGCTACACTTCTGAGTGACGGGAATATCGTCACAGGCATTCCGGTTCCTGCAACGGGGACTATCAAGTCAATGTATGCGGTGATTGATACACCTTGCAGTGTAGCAGGCAAGAGCGGTTCGCTAACGTTGACCTCGACTGCAGGCGTAGTAACCGGCGGTGTGCTATCGCTCACGTCGGCGAATTGTGGTCAGGCAGGTGCAACAGCGGCTATCCAAGCTTCCGCAATCGGCGGCGCAGGTGCATCAGTAACAGCAGCAACGACACTCGGTTTAGCCTACGCGCACAGCACGACCTTTACGAATGCGGACACCGGAGCAATTTGGGTGTTCTTTGTGACTTCGACATAAGGAGGTGAAGAAAAATGGAACCAACCTATGACATGATGCACATCAGCAGGGCGCTCACTAATTACAGTGAGGAATACACCCAAGCCGATGATGCGTTCGTAGCAAGTTTAGTGTGTCCCAACCTCCCCGTCGAGGACAAAGCAGGTCAGTATTGGAAGTACAACCAAGAAGACTTCATGAGGGATGAGGTTCAGGAACGCGCTGCAGGGACTCCATCGGTCGCGACAGAATACGGCCTAACCAAAGGCACGTATGCAGTCAAGCGATGGGCCTTGAAGAAAATCCTCACAGACGAGGACTTTAAGATCGCGGACTCAATCTTCGATCTACACGCCGACGCGACGGAACTGTTGACCGACAAGATGCTTCTCAAAAGAGAAAGTGACCTTATCGCAACCGCGATGACCGCAAACTCTTGGGATTCTGGCAACCAGTTTACCGGAGAAGCGCAGACGGCAAACCCGACCGGGGTATCCGGAGGTTCAACGTTCTGCTACTGGTCTGACCGGACCAACAGCTCCCCTGTTGACGACATTCTGAACGCAGCGACGGACCAGCAAGAACTTACCGGCAAGTATCCGAACACACTGATTATTGGGCCTCGGGTTTTCTTAGCATTAAAGATGCACCCCGATATTAAAGACCAATACCAGTATGTCAGTGCCGACTCGATCACGGTCGAGATGCTCGCACGTGTTCTCGAAATCGACAACATCTACGTACCGAAGGTAGTCACCAACACCGCAAAGCGTGGACAGACCCCCGTATTCAAGTTTAGTTACGGGAAAGACGCGCTTCTGTGCTACACAGCACCCAACATTGGGCCTAAGACAGCGACCTCAATGGTCACGCTGACTTGGAGCAATGCGCCGGGGGCTGCGGCTGGCGGTCAGGCTATCTCGGAATGGGTCGACCCCGAGACGAAGACAAACAAACTAGAGATCGAAGCTTTCTGGGCCTCAAAGGTAGTCGCTACTCGCATGGGCAGCTACTTCACCGGCGCAGTGGCTTAAACGAACGACGTATCAAAGGTGAGAAAATGCACTTCACGTACGGAGCTGTTCTTACAGACGTAGCAAACGTGGCAGATTGCCCTCTTGATTGGGTGCGTTTTCTCATCGGAGATACCGACGTTGATGATCCACAGAACCAGTTACTCGCCGACGAAGAAGTTCTAGCGCTTATTGGACTCATAGTTGACAAGGATGACCTTCACGCGCCGGCTGCGGATTGCGCGGAAGCCGTCGCAACCAAATATAGGAAGTATCCGCCTGAACGCACCGGCGCTTTATCGAACTCTGATCCGCGCTACATCGTTCAGCAATACGAAGAGCTGTCTGAGATTCTTAGAAGTCACGTATCCGGTGAGCCAATGGTCTATGCTGGCGGCCTTAATAGACAAAAGTATCCGCGAGCATTCGTTCAGGATATATGGGAGGATACGAGATATTGAGACTCCCGCGTTTCATTTATTTTGGTGATACGATCGACATAGAAAGCAAGCCAGACGAACAAACTGCAGGCTCCGGCTGGCTCGACGAGTGGCCTACGTTCTTATCGAATGTTCCAGCAAAGGTAATCCCGACAAATGCAGAAGAGATTATCGTTGGTGACAGACCTCAAGCTGAAATCGTTTATTCTATTATTTTAAAGTCAGATGTAAGGGGACTTGAATCTTCAATGCGTGTGATCTGGAAAAACCGAGAGTTATATATCACGGCAATCATGCCAGAAGTAGATAACAACGGCCTTCAGATTATAACGGCGCGAGAGCGCCAATATGACCTTACATAGGAGGTGATAACGGTGACGAAAAAGAAAGCAACGGAAAATGATAAAGTTCTGCGATCCGCAAACACAGCGACAGACCTTGCAGCGGCCGCAGTTGCGGTTCAACTCGTAGGAACCGATATTGGAAGTCCTAACGCTACCGGCAAAGCATATAAAAGCCTGCGTGCGACTCGTATGGAGCGCGATATGGTTAAGAAACTGAATCGTGCGGCAGGACGGTTGCACAGGTTATAATTGAAAAATATCATTAGAATGGCGGTAGGTGGAAAAAACTAATGACAACCAAAACAGTTTATGTTTTAGATCGACGTCGCAACCTTATCGAATGCGACATGATCGTTTATGAGTCCGATACGGGGGTATTCACTCTCGCGGACGGCACCGTTGTCGCTGCGGAAGTAGCAGCTAATTCGATAACGGAAGCTCAGATCGCGCTAGGAGCGCTTACAACTGCTTCTTTGAACCCTGCGGCAGGCATAACTTCAGGGCAACTTGCGGGAAGTATAGCGCAGTCGAAACTTGCAGGTGGCATTTTATCAACGCAACTAGCCGCAGGCGTGGCTAAGGTTCTTTCTGGAACCGTCACGTATAACGACGGCAAGAGTGCAAACCCAATTATCACAATACCTGCGAATGCACTTGTAACCGACGTGATCGCTGTTTGCACAACCGCATTTAACGGAACCGCAGTCACGATTGACCTCGGCGATGACAGCAATGCCAGTAACTTCATAGGCAATGCAAACGTGGGGCTCACGCTTAACGCGGTTTCGGGTCAGAAATGCTCCGATAGAGGATCAAACCTTTGGCTTACCGGCACACAAAGCGCCACGACCCCATTTGGCGTATCGGTATGGCCTACGCCGTTGCGAAAGTTTTACGCAGCTACGAACCACTTGAACTCGACACTCGGTTACACGGGGACGTCTAAAGGAACCGCCGGCGCGATGACCGTGTATCTCGCGTATATAGCTCTCGCGTGAGGTGAAAAGATGCAACCAGTAAGGATTTTCATTGGGGTCGACAACGATACGGGTACTTTTATTCCTCTAAATGTTGATGCAAACGGAAACATGGGCGTCAACATGGAAGGCGAACTGGCAGTTGGTGAACTCCAACTCGCGGCAACCGATCCGGGACTACTTGCACTCGCCACGGCACTCGCGGGCGTTTCGCCTAAGACACTCGCGGACATCTACACGCTTGCTTCATCCGGCGCAGGTCTGAAAGTGACCGGAGCTGTAACCACGTCGGGAACCGCAACAGTTAGTGGAACTGTCGCCGTTTCAACTCTGCCTGATGCAGCGAACGCGGTGCTTACGGCGGTTAAAGACCAGCTCACCGATTACCTCGCAACGCGAGAAGCACCATCAACATCAATCGTCAGCGGTCAAAACGCTTCAATACCGGCGAACGCATCGACGGCAGTCGTGCTCACAACAAGTCAGGCGTGCGCAGAAGTGACTATCCAAGCACCGGCGGCAAATAACGTATCAATCCTGTTCGGCTCAGGAACCGGAACGTGCTATATGGAACTTGCACCCGGAAGAGACTTCACACTTCCCGTGTCGAATGTCAATCTGATTTATGTAAAGAGCTCAACATCAGACACATCTCCTAAAGTGAATTGGATTGCGAGGGCGTAATTATGCGGCGGCACGGCTTTGGGGATACCGGCACCCCAATACGAGCTAATCTACCGTATGAGGCAAACTGCGTTATTAAGTATGCCGATTGGCCCGTCAGCGGAACAACCATCGTTAATGAAGGTACAGGCGGTGCGACTTACAACGCAACCGCCGTGCAGAACGATATAGTCACACTTCCTAGTAAAGCGACCGCGTGGCAGTTCAGCACAACCGCATTAACCGATGTTCTCTCATTATCTACCGCGCCTGTGACTGATAACGTCGGCGCTCATACGATGGAGTTTCTTTACAAGTATGGAGGGGCTGCCAATAGCGAACTGTTCTATAAAGGAAAAGGTGACTGGACGCCTTCATACACGATAGGAGTTACTAATTGGTCTGGTTATAATTTTGTACATATTGCTAGGGATGATACAACCGCATCGTGGGGTGCCCCGTATCTCCACTGGATTGCAACAAGTACTCCGTTACTATCAGGGAATTGGTATGATATTCAAATCACTGCGGATTGGAGTAACCTCACAAATACCCCTACAATAACCATAAACGGAGTAGTGGAAGCGATTTATTCTGAATCAATAGGGGTAGTCACTGCATACATGAATGATGCCGGTGGCCCTATGTGGTTGGGGAATTATGTCAATCAGTACAACAATTTTGGAACTCTCGCTCAGTATCGGTTTCATACGGGCATACTCACCCCCGCACGGCTTCAACAGAACCTCCTTGCGGATATGTGGAGAGTAGGAGCGTTAGGACCGTGAGTGATACAATCGGTTTAGCATGGCAGCGTCGCGCCGATGCTTATGCACGCCTTGAGAACTTAGATGGGCTCTCTAATCCAGAAGTGATAGCGCACTGCAACAATATTGCACCCTATAAAGGGATGGGTCGTGTGAACATGACCGACAACGGTGCGATTGGCCCCGTTCAGAACGCAAACGGAACCGGCTGCGGTTATGATGACTCGATAGACGGTGTAGCCGCGAACGGTCAGGCAATGTGGATATTTCCCCCTTATTACTACTGGACGCTACACACGCCCTCTATAGATGACACTTACCGCTGGTTCATCTCGCCAACAGGCTCACCCTCCGACACAGTAAGTAGCTCAAGTTATGCAGGTTTACCAGATTACACGCCACCTGACCCGATACCGTGGAAGTTGAACCCCACATTCATACGAGGTGGCATAAAGGTTCCGTGGATCGCACTTGGGGCGTTTGAAGGCTTTGTCAATGGTCCATTGTTAGAATCCAAAGTTGGCGTCATTCCGACAACGGGACTCACTGTTGACCAGTTCCGCACGGCAGCGCAGAACCGAGGTGCAGGGTGGGGAATGCAGGATTTCTACACCACAAACGCAATGCAACTTGCGTTCCTCATCTGGAACGGCGGCTTTAATTCGTGGGGGTGGCAGCCGCAGGGTACTGAAATCTCCCTAGGACCCGGCGTCACGACTATTCAGAATGAACCTAATCGAGTTAGCGGCGTTCGTACCGGCTGGACCTCACAACTAGCAGCCGACAACGGTGGTGTAAACTTAGGCAACACAACCGGGCAGGGAGTTCCGTTCACGACAAGCGCGGCAGACGGCCTCGTTTCGCCAGATACTCCAACAATTGGAGTGCAGCAAATATCATGGTACGGTCTGGAAGGACCATACGGCAACATTCAAAAGTTTATAGACGGGATTAATATAGCCCCATCAGGCGAGGTATGGGTTGCCAAGCGCGGATTCGCCGAAGATACATTCGTAGCGCCGTATGTTGATACGTCATTGGCAGTTCCAGAAGGTGGTGGTGCTGTTTGGTCTGCGGATATTGTGCAAAACACAATGTATGATTGGAGCTTGTTACCGGCGGATACATCAGGGGGTGCACCGGAAAAATACCTGTGTGGGATGACTAATAGAGGGGATGGTATGATGAACATCCCTTTATTGGGTGGTTCATGGGACTCGTATTGGGTTTCATCACTGTTCACATGGTACTTACCGTTTCATTCGGTGGGCACATGGGACAATATTGGGGCGCGGTTAATGTATATCCCCCAGGGGTAACAACGATGACAACAACGAGCCGACTTCAGATGCTTGGAAACTATAATTGTTACAGTGGGTATTACCCGATTGCGCCGTGGATAAACCCCCTTATGGTCGAGGCGCTACAAGAGAATAACTACGATGCGGTTATCTCTCCTAATGCATGGGAACTAATCGGTAGGAACCCTACCACTCACGCTATTGATGAAGATTTTATCGCCGCGTCACACAGGGCAACAGAAGTACTCATTGATGCGGGAATAAACGTGTGGATGGACTTAACGACGATTCCGTATTCCAGCACTGATTTCTATAATCCACCAATCGGCAATCTGCCGACACAGTATCAGGCACACGTTGCGGATGGAGAAGATAAGTACGAGTCCCTTTACGGTGACCAGCTTGATTGGTGGCAGTCACTTCCACAGTTTAAGGGCTACGGATACGAGTGTATGGAAGATAACGGTGCCGCGTGGCTCAGGGAACGAACATCATTAGAAATTATGATACATATCTTTGGCTCAGACCCGCGATGGGATTGGATTGTCGGCTCATGGATACCGAACGGCAACCCTGCGGCATATACGCGGAACGTGGACGGCTCAGAAACCCTAAAGTGGTCCGCCGTTGACACGCGAATGTCGCAGGTGGATGCGGTATCCTTCCAATTCTTTGATGCATACCAGCTCTACAGACCAACAATCACCAGCGTTATGAATTATATATTTGAGAATTACCCTTCGAAGTCGTTTGGCTGTATGATGGGCTACCAACCAAGCCCCAATCAGGTTATATGGTGCAATAATATGTGGTGGAGCGATCTTTGTTGGGGTGACGGAAACCCCCCGAACTATGCTCCTGCGCCTGAATTTTGGAACATCAGCGAGCAGAAGCGTAGGTGTTCGATAATCTGTAATATGTATAAGGCACGATTATCCAAGAAAGCGTGCGATTGGATTGCACCGTATATTGACCCTTTGTATGAGTTGCCCGGTTCAGGGTATGATTATGTTGGGGAATACATGGCTTTCTTCAGCTCACTCCAGCTCACTACTCCGTTTGGTGGCGCACAAAAGAACACCACCGCAACAGCACAGAACATGAATCTTGAGGCAACAGTTCCTATGAGATGGGATTTAAGGGCGGATTTAACATGACTAATCTACAAGCACATATGTACCCTTACGGTGCGTCGCTGCTGTGGGGCGCAACGGCGAACGATGATGCACTTGACATCACGAATGATCCGATCTACGTGCTCCTTGTCGGCGTGCATAGCAACGTGCCGTTCTCGCAGAATATAGCACACCACTACGTCCATGATATAATCTCGTATGAAATATCGAATCAAAGCGGCTACGGCGCTCTTGCAGGCTACACCGATGGCGTTGGGGTCCCGCTGACCACGATTGCCCCCATCGTAGACACGTCAGCCGACCCGTTAATATATTCAGAGTTCTTTGCGAGCAGTGATACAGAAGGCAACAATGCTGTGCCGAATCCTACGACAGGAATAAACGGATTCTTATGCACCGGCATGTCGTTTATTGGGATGCAAGGCTGGGTGATGTACCGCAAGACCGCCGGCACGACAAACACTGGCTGGCCGCTACTTGGATATGGTGATTTATGTGGGGGCTCAGTTCAGCAAGCACTCATAGGGGGTTCGCCGTTCAACACATCAGGACAAAACACGATAGGCGTCGATGACGCGGACGGGTTCGTTACCTACACTTTAGGCGTTCCCGGCGGTCAGGTGTATATTGGAGACACGGCAGGTCACATGGAAGCCAATACGATCGCATCAATTAGCGGAACGGCAAGTCCGTTTACGCTGACAATGACGAATCCGCTGGCGCACACGTATGGGGCCGGCGCTATCGTGCTCCACGCTAATAATGCAGCAGATGACAAGTGTGAGATAGCACTTGGCGGCGCGACGGGCGTATTCAAACTGCAAGTACCGTGAGAGAGAATGACAACATGGACATACACCGCGACAGTAGGGCAGATTGTAGGCGCCGGTTCGTGCTCATATCAGCTAAGCGGACTTTTTACGTACCAAGCGAGCGGCGGTTCCATCGTGGCTGCCGGAGGGTGCTCACGTTTGCCCAGCAGCGTAAGAGTATTCTACGCCGCTCCCGGCTACACAGTCACACAGGGGTCATGCTCGCCGAGGATGGGCTGGCTGCTTTTATGGAAGCAGTGGTTACAACCGAACACGGCGGTCGAACTGCTTACCGATGCGACGACCGGGGTGCCACTCACAGAATCACAGACGGAGGCGACTATGGAAAATGCTGAAATAGATAGCACAACAGCAGCCCACAAGTCAGCGGCAGCGACAACAGCCGTCTTAGCACAAACGGGATCATCACAATGCGCTGTTGAAGAAACAGGCTCAACTACAGGAACGAAAGATTAGGAGACTCAAAATGGCTGACGATATAGTCCTCGATGCTGGCGACACGCGATACGAATCAATAACAGTCACGGACGGCGCAACGCCACCGAATCCGATAGATTTTACAGACGCCACAAATGTTGTGTGGACTGCAACGTTAAACGGTAATGTGGTACTGCGGAAGCACACCGCTGATAATGGGATTCAAATAGTTGATCTCACCGGCGGAACCGCTCAAAACTTAGTCCCCCAACTATTGCTCACGCTCAATCCCGATGACACATCGCCTGCTTTTGGCATTGGTTCAACAACAACGGTGAACACGTATCCATACGAGCTTCGCATCTACTTCACCGAAGGCGGTGTCAAATCGCAGAGTCTCGTCATTAAAGGCGTATCACTCATTGTTAATCCGAGCACATCATGCGGGACTGAAGCGACCATTCATTTTGACTCAATCGTGCAGGGGGTCTTTTAATGGCAAACGATTTCAGCTTCCGGCAGGGGGAAAACTATACGCATTGCGTCGCGATCACTGACCGGCGTGTTGGCACCCCCGTTGATCTCACCAATGGAATGTCAGCACCATATACACTCACGGGGCTCAGTAATACATCCGCAAGAATAATCTTATCTATCTTCTCCGGTTCGACGCCGGTGCTCACTAAGGACACCGGCACAGGCACGTCAACGCCCACCGTTATATTCGCATCGCCTGACCTGACTATCTCGGTGAATCCACTGGCGACCATTTCAACAACGGTATGCACTATAATGCTCGCGTTCACGCAAACTGACGCAGCTATCCTTATCCCTGGGTCGTATAATTACGAGGTTCGGACGATCCTCAACGGCGTGCAAAAAGTATCGTACCCGCTCCTCAACAATAGCGCGTCGTTCACTGTTAGTTCATCGGAGACGTGGAATACTATTTCTGGCCTTCCAAGAGTTGAACCGCCAGTGTCGGCGCCGAAAGAAGAGATTTCAAAGCCACCGGCGAAAGCTACTAAGTTTGACAGAGAGAAATGGCGAAAGGACCACGGGCATTAGAAAAATGGTAGATGTAGAACAAATCGAGTTTGGGGCGTTTAAAGTCTATGACCCTAAAGTAACCGTCCGAAACAATATTCTTCCGCCACTTGTGGAACTTCAAAACTGCACTACCTGCCACAGAGGGAGGCGACTTCCAGCGGACGCTATGAGCGACGACGATTATCATTACCGTTGTACTTGGGACAGCCGAACGCACATCGGACTCAAGCACTACGATAATGATTGTGGAAATTATGTTAGAAAAAAAGAGGGGATTAATAAATGACAAGTGCCGTATTTGATAACGCGCCGATCAAATTAATGACCGGCTTAGTGAATATACAAGCGAACAGCACGACAACGTTTTGCGTGCTTGGCCCTACGGCAGATGCGCCTGTAAAGGCAACATGGGCGACCTACAACGACATAAAATGGGCGGCATCAAGTCCGTTTGAAATAGCAGCCGTCAATGGTTACGCACTCGGCGGCTCAGGAGTCGCGACGGTTGTTCCTACAGTTACTTCAGCAGTAGTTGGACTTAAAACAAGTGCGCCTCTCGTATTCACAACGAACGCAACGATAACCGCGCAGTATGCAATTATCCAGAGCCTTATCAACTCAGGTTCGCCGACGAGTACAACTACGACGAACCCGCTGCATTGCTACCTCGACTTAGGGGCGCAGCAAGTAACCAACGGAACGCTTACATTAACGTGGGCGGCAGCGGGGATATACACGATGACAGTAGCAGCGGCTTCTTAGGTGATTGAATGACAGTAGTAGGCGACAAATTCGTCCTTGAAGCACACTCACTCGCCAACAATGGAACCTTAGCTGTGCAACCGGCTAGTGGATACGAGGCGACGATTCACAACATAATGTATAATCAGGCCGTTCAGTTCTTCGCAAACTCCCCAACAACGACGAGTTTTATGTATGACAGTGACGGGACGGCAGGAGCAAGACTTGGCTTAGTGCAAGACGTGAACAATACCTATTACATCACGGTCAAGAACGTCAGCGGCAGCGCGGCAGCGGAGATAGTAGTTACGGGAGTTTATACAAAGACGCCATGACGACAGTTTTTGGGGATACATCGAGAGGGGTCGCCGGAACGCTTCATAGCTTCCCGTCTCTCTTTACTCCGTCAACTCCTGTCGAAACATATTTAGGACAAGGGAGCGCCGTCGTGCTTCCGAATGCTAATCCGGGCGCAGGTGGAGCGCAAGTATCCTACACTTGTCAAGCCGCAGACTGCCCGGTTTATGCAACAGGGGTTAGCGGCAGATATCAACCGTCTTTTTATGCGGCGGGCAAGAACACATCAGCCTCAGCGGTCACGATTAGCATACAATTATACAAAGGCGCATCGGCGTGGGGGGTGGGACAAAGCGGTTCATGTCCGGCGGGTTATTATTGGACACTTCAGACATGGAACACAACGCTAAGCACAAATCCAACGGGGGATGTTTACAATTTAGCGATGTGGGCTAGTGCATCGAGCGCCGCCAATTATGATTATTATGCCTTTAACGTAATGCCGGTGATGTATGCCGAAACCCGTTTGCTCAATAAAAACATGGCGCTGTACAATTTTACTTTTACGACAAACACGACTTATCCGACGCTTTCATTAGGTGTTCCGAGCAGAGGTGGTTCAAGACTTGGTAACTGCATCTACGTGGCCTCGTCAACCCATTCACAGACGTATTGTTTACCCGGCACTACAAAGATGTGGTATTCCGCTGCAACGTATGGCTACCAATACCAAGATGCGGCCGTGACGGCATCAAATTCATACGTTATCCAAACGTCGAGCGGAACCACGCACCCGCTGTATTATTCGATGATCCTGATAAACTCAGCAAGTTACATCCCTATCGAGGTGGTGATGTAATGTCGGTAATTCAATCGAGAAGGATTGACTGGGGAACCCGCCGCGTGAATTTTCCGACTGTTTATGCGACGAATCCAACGCCGACCGAGACGTTACTTACGGGCGGCAATATCCTAACGCTTCCTACGTCAAAACCTGCGTCGCCTCAGTTCTCTTATACCATCGCTTCGGGAGTTATGCCGGTCTTTAATTACGGCCTCAATTATGGTAGTTTTTATCCTTATCTCTGCTTTTCAGGAAAAAACAACGATGCGTCGGCGCGAGCCGTGACTATAGGCATCTATCGCAACGGCAGTTTAGTACAAACCGCCTCAAATTCAGCTACCGCATCGGGTCAATATTGGACTATCACGTATGTAAATTACGGGACACCGGCATGGGCAGTCGGTGACGTAATAACGGTCTTTTTATGGAGTGCAAGTTCGACGAGCGTCACGTATGATTATAATGCCTACGTCTTACGCGCTCTTTCTATTAGACACCCGATGCATGATAATTGGATGCTTAGAAAACTGACATACACATTGACAGTAAGTCCTGTACTTACGTTAGGGACTCCGGGACTTTCAGTCAGTTATTACTATTATTTAAGTATAGGATCTGCGTGGGGTGGTTTCTATTCAACCTCAGTGGCTGCAGATTTAGCATATCAGACCGCCACGAACGGCCTTTGGGGGCCGGGACTCG